TAACCGACCGGTCAGGAAGGTACCCCTAGGGGGTACCCCCGTGGGGGGTCGAAACGGGCTCTGACCTGGGCAAATGCACATCCTCGAGCGTGCAATCGCACGCTCTACAGCTCGAGGGCACAGGGCACAGGGCACTAGCAAACAGAACAAGATCTCTTATCTCATCTCGCAACCGCTCTACCTGCATGTATGTGTGTGCCGGCCACAATGCACAGCTAACTCATACGCACACTGGTGTGTGTGCGTTTGTGCTGGTCACAGCACTAGGACATGTGTGTGTGAGCAGGGGATATGTGTGTATCGGGCATGTAGTGAGCAGCTTGTTGAGCTTGGGACATCGGGCTCATGACCAGCGCAGATACCCCATCGCGAGCACCCATGCGGGCCCACGCGAGCACGCGGGCACGCCCACGCACGCGCCCACGCACGCGAGCCACCGGGCCCATACCGAGCACGGAACGAGCAGCCTATGCGCGGATCCCATCGGGCCCAACCGACTGCAGCTCACGACGGGTTGACCAGCGACAGGACTTGTCAGACACCCGGACTAGGGTGCATTTCTGCAGGTAGAGGGCAATTTCCAATCCGGGCTTGACATGCACCCGGCGGTAGTGCATACTTGTGTCATCGCAGCAGCAAGGCGGTAGGCGGATCCGAGAGGATCGCGCCGGATCCGGTGAAAATCCGGAACGTGAATCTCACGGCTTGACATTCACCCGGTCATCGGGTAGCTTGGAAAGCACACCGACACGGACTGGTGAGATCGAGCGGGTAGGGACTTACGCCAGTGTCCCTAACGAGCACGTAGCGCAGATAGCAAAACGGCCCGCTTGACATTCACCCGGACAGCCGGTAGAGTGAGAATCACACAAGCAAGACCGGAACGGGCCGCAGCCCAATCCAACGGACGCGATGGTGACAGCATCGTGGACGCGGCGGAATATGACTCCCAGCCGATAATGCGGTGAGTCCTGCGGATAACTGAATGTAGACCTGTGGCGAGGATCCGATAGATTCTGCTGACCCACGGGGAGAACACAGACTACCGGGTAGCTCTGGCGCGATGGAACGATCGCTGAGCTATGGTCTGGCGGATCCCGCAAGGGATCGCGGCATCACGACTATCGGGTTCGATTCCCGACTACCCACTGAGCTGTGACGTACGTCCCCTACGGGGAGACGTGACCTCTCACAGCTACACACTTGACATTCACCGAGAGGATTGATCATGGCACTCTTCGCAGAGCACCGAGAGGTACGGGTCACGGCCCGCGAAAGCTGCAAGACACCGTTCATCGCACCTGATCAGGCACCGGTTCGCCTGTTGGACCGGGAGCTGGAGAAGGGTCTGAAGGGGTGGACTGACTTCGACATCAAGATCGAAGACAACGCGATGGTCGACGGCGGCGCGGTTCGGGCCGCTGAGCAAGAGTTCGAAGCGATGACCGTAGGCGACACCGTGGTTCGCCACGCCCGCCAGACCACGGCAAAGGTTCGCCACCCACGTCCCACCAAGCGTCGCTGGTAGCCACCAGACTTGACATTTACCCGAGAGGAATGCATGATGAACAAGCAACAGCGCGTCTACATCGACGGCAAGATCTACGTCGCTCGAGGCAACGGCTACGTTCGCGTCAAGTGACTTGACATACACCCGAGAGGATTGACATGGCCACGCTCAAGCGATCGAAGGATCGCAAGGTCACCAACGCGGTGAACGCCAAAGGCACCACCGCCATGATCGCCAACAGCATCGGTCTGCCCTCTGGCAAAGGGTTCTCCTGCCCGGACGCAACCGCGTTCTGCAGTGAGATCTGCTACGCCGGAAAGCTGGAGAAGGTCTACAAAGGCGTCAGCGCCGTGCTCCTGCACAACTGGGAGCTGCTGAAGGACGCCGGCCTGGAAGACACCACGACTCTGCTCACCGAGATGGTCGCCGAGTTCGTCAAGGAATCGGAGAAGCGCAAGGCATCGAAGATCTTCCGCATCCACTGGGACGGAGACTTCTTCAGCGGCACCTACGTCGCCGCGTGGGCGCGTGTCATCCGAGACTTCCCGGATGTCCAGTTCTGGGCCTACACCCGAGTGTCCAGCGCGGCCATGTTCCTGCACGCACAGAAGCTGTCGAACCTCTCGCTGTACTTCAGCGGTGACCGAGACAACGTCACGGCTGCACGGTTCCTGGCGACTCAAGGGATCAACATCGCCTACGTCGACCGCACGTTCGCCGAAGGCAAGGCCGAGTTCCCGGAGGCAGTCCGCTGCCCGGAGAACAACGGTGCCATCGCACTGATCAGCGACAAGGGTTCGGCCTGCGCTCGCTGCGGTCTGTGCGTCAACGGACGCAAGAGCGTCCTGTTCAGCTCCACCAAGAAGTGAGGGACATCATGCCTGCTCAGAACTACCGCTACGTCGAACCGGTGAGGGACGACGAAGGGTTCATCGTCCAGGGCGGCTACGCCGCGTGGGACTGCACTGCGCGGTTCCTCCGCGAGGCATGCGACGGCACGGTGCGCCGGTACGAAGGCTCCACCGACGTGTCCTGCCCGGTCTGCGGCGCTTGGTACAACGCGGCAGGCCAGCGGCTCCGCGACGACTGGCAAGGCAACGCGTCCAACTGGGACGACGAGGTCGGAGACCTCGAAGGCTTCGAAGCACAGCACAGCGACTACTGAGGAGAGCCATGTTCACCCTGACCACCCGCAAGATCGGCAGCGACCACACGGGCGTGGTCACCGGCAGCCACCGCGCCGTGGTGCTGGACCACCTCGAGGCTTCGGCCAAGCGTCACGGGTTCGAGATCACCTGGAACGAACCGGGTGTGAGCGGTGACGTGCTCCGCGATGGCCAGATCGTGGCCACCTGGGAGGTCGTGGCCGCATGAGCTTCGAGGTGTGGATGCGCCATGTCGACGGGCTCCTGACCAAGGCGTGGGGAGTCACGTCGCGAGACATCGCTGACCGGTGCTACCGGGACGCGTTCGAAGACGGGGAGTCACCGGCCCGCGTGGTCCGGGACATCATCGCCGAAGGCATCGATGCGCTGTGAGCTACCAGTGCCGAGTGTGCTTCACGCTGGGCGATGAGCGCAGCTTCGACCAAGACGACATCTGTGTGAACTGTGAAGGGAGCGAACAGGAATGAGGGTCTTCGTCTACTGGAATCTCCACCGAGGCATGTGGAGCGTCAAGGCTCTCGAAGGCCCGGACAAGGGCCGAGTCATCGCACGACACCAGAACGTCGTGCTCCGCAACGTCACCGGCAAGGTATCGGAGGCTGGACGCCAGCGCGTGCTCCGCGAGGGCCGCAAGAACGTCCACGCCGGCCTGGTCGGGGAGCTGGTCCAGGGCGAAGCCGTGAACCTGCCCGATCGCAAGGTGACGTACAACCCCCGCAAGTACGAGAGCTTCGTCTACGTCGATGACGAGACTCCGTTCGAAGGGTCTGACCTCGCGGTTCTGGCCCATCGCACCGTGTACGCCGCTTGACATCCACCCACCAGAAAGGCACCACATGACCATCGAAGCTGCCCACTACGCCGAGAACCGGCGGGCACTGCAGAGCGACCCGATCGTGGTCGCGATGAGCGTCGAGATGAACGGCGCACCGGACCACATCAAGGCGTCGTGGACCCACGGCGAGGGCGAGCCCACGTTCGAGTTCATGCAGATCGCGAACCGAGAGTTCGACCGCCGTGGCGGCACCGGAGCCGAGTCCATCGGAGCTGTGGCCAAGGCACTGCTGGCCAACCTCGCGATCTTGGAGGGCAAGGCGTGACGTACGAGGAGATCAGCACCCACGACATCAAGCTGGGCGACATCGTCTGGCACTTCGGGATGCGCCTGCGGATCGTGAGCGAGCCCCGAGAGACCAACCACCCGAAGAACGAGTACAGCCCGACGCTCGCGGCCGACTCGATCATCGAGAACTGGGACGAGGTCAAAGACTTCGTCGGCAACCTCGCGACGGTCGATGACCAAGGCATCAGGCACTGGGGAGTCCAGGGCAACGGCCTGGCTCGCTGGTCGAGGGAGGTCGCATGAGCGAACGCGACCCCATCGAGATCGTGGAAAGACTTCTGGCAGACCAACATTGGAGGGAAGAAGAGTGAAGAAGCGCACCAAGAAGCAGCTCAAGAAGCACGGTGTCACCGTCGCGCTCGCGTTCGTGACGACCGTGTTCACGCTGGCGCTGGGACACCCGAACGAGGCTTCGGCGGATCCGACACCGAGCCCCTCCATCGAAGCTGTGGAGCCCGCTCCGGGTGACCTCGTCACGGTCGACGCCAACACCTTCCCGGTGTGCGCCGAGGAGGACTGCAGCGATCAGCCCAACCAGATCGGTGTCTGGATCGACCACGACACCGGCAACCAGTGGCTCTCCATCGGAGAGCGGTCCTACCGCATCGAGAGGTGAAACGAACCGTGGTCAGCGAACAGGTCAAGGCACGGCTGGAGCTTCGCCGGTCCAACGCGGCCACGAAGCACCGCAACCGCAAGCGAGAGATGAAGCGCCCTGGCAAGGGCACCCGGAACAACTGGAAGAGAGAACAGGCATGACCAGCAAGCGCGAGAAGATGCAGACCGTCGTGGCCAAGCTGCTGCGGCAGGCCGAAGCCACCGCTGGCACTCCCGAGGGGGATGTGTTCCAAGCCAAGGCATTCGAGGTCATGGCCCGCTACGGCATCGAGCAGGCCGAGATCCTCGCGGCCCAGCAAGGGATGGACGTGAGCGCCCTCCCGGACGCTGTCCGCTGGTCGTACACCTTCGCCGGGAAGTACGTCGCTCAGCAAGCGTTGCTGCTGAACAACCTCGTCACGGCTCTGCACGGCAAGGCCGTGCTCAGCACGAACCGGATGACCAAGGAGCAGACGCTCATCGTCTTCGCGGTACCGAGGCATCTCGAGCGGATCCAGTTCCTCTGGGACATCCTGCGCCCGCAGATGCTGCGCCTGGTCGAGACCGTGCGTCCCGACGAAGGCGTGCTCCACGCCGGTTACAAGTACGACTACCGGACGGGTGAGTACAAGAAGAAGTCGACCGCCGGCCAGCTCAAGAGCTACCGCCGTGCGTGGATCGCAGGCTTCGGCCAGACCATCGGCGAGCGCGTCCGCGCCGAGGAGGCCAAGGCGCTCGAAGGTGCCGGGGGAGCGTTGGTGCTCTACCGCGACGACGCGTCTCGCGCCGCCGTGGCCCTGCGTGAGGCGTTCCCGAGGGTTCGCAACACCCGTGGCCCGCGCTTCAACTCCAGCGGCTACGCCCACGGCCAGCGTGACGGCCGCACGGCAGCCATGAACCGCTCGCTCGCGAGCTGACAGGAGGTATCGATGCGTCAGTACCTGATCACGATGGTGACGATCGCCGCTCTCGCGGCGGCGATCCTCGCCCTCGCCCAGCCACCAGCGGCCCACGCTGGTCCGCTCTGCGAGGTTCGGAGTTCGGCCCACATCGCCAAGTACGGCGGTCTGGCCAAGGACTCCGCAGATCACATCGCACGCGGAGAGCTTCCGACGTGTGACCCCAACCCGCCGCAGGAGTCCAAGCCTGCGGCCGACAAGCACCGCGACAACGACGACGACGGCAAGTCGCGATTCTGCAGGAAGAAGTGGTTCTGCTGATGAGGTTCAAGGCTCGATGTACTGGCTGCACAACCAAGTTCGAGGCCGAGAAGCGTCGGGACTTCGGCACCAACATCCGCATCCACGAAGTGATGACCGGCCACACCGTCAAGACGAAGTTCGAGGAGGAGCTATGGACAAGCTCGACACAGACTGCGGCCACGACTCCTGGCGGCTCGTAGAGACCGGCTACGTCAGGACGTGGGCGACCGAGATCGACCCGGAGACCAAGACCGTCATCGCGGTCTTCACCGGGTCTGAAGACTTCAGCGAGTCAGGCGACGGTGACGAGCACCTGCAGTGCTCAATCTGCTTGGACACCAAGCCTCTACCCGAGGGATGGGAGATCGACTGGCAATGAGAATCGACATCATTCACGACCGCGACCCCGACAGCGCGTGTGACCTGACCGTCTATGTCGACGGCGAGAAGGTCGAGTTCCACGAATGGAGCTTCGATCCGGGCGCAGGCATGGACATGGACGACTACGACGAAGAGGCCGTCGAGGCCGTCAAGGCCGCACCGGACTTCCTCAAGCCGGTGCTGGCGCAGATCTACGAGGACCGCCGCGACACCTTCGAGAGATGGAGCTTGTGATGACCGTGCGAGAGAAGCGAATCCCCTTGAGCCCCCAGCTCGCGCTCGACCAGTTCAAGGAGGTGTGGGGTGACGGCTGGCTGCTGAGCGACATCGCCACCAACCTGACCTGCACCGAGTTCGAAGCGATGGCCGACCTGCTCCTGGCGATCGGCATCGACCCGGACGTGGTCGAAGGCTTCGAGGACAGCCACGCCGAGGGCGACGACTGCGGCGACATGCACTGCAAGTGCGGCGACGAGGACTGCGCCGCCAACTACGGAGAGGTGAAGGAGTGAACGCACGACACGCCCTGCTGGACGCAGGCATCGACCCCGACATCCTGAACTGGGTGCCCGAGGGCCAGACCGCAACTCGCGGAGAGCTTCTCGAAGCCGGGGAGCTGACGCTCGACCAGATCATCGCAGAGGAGGCGTGATGGCCCAGGACCACAAGATCACCAACTACACCGTCCGACCGCTCGAGGAGGGCAACGAGCTGACCGGGCTGAGCATCCAGCGCACCGAGCGTTGGGAGCGCCGCGCCGACAACGGGCGCGTGCTCGACTACGGCCTGACCAAGAGCGTGGGCGACCCGCTCGAGATCCCGGCGTCCAAGGTGGCCGACCTCGTCCGAGAGTTGGTCGACTGGCCGCTGTACTTCGCGACCGGCGCTGCAGCAAGGGAGGCGTGATGCTCGACCAGACCGTTTTCATCGTGATCGACCCGGACGGCCGGCGTCTGCCGTACCTGGCCGACGACATGGAGGACGCGCTCAAGCAGCACAGCGAGGGCGACGGCACCGAGGTCGAGGGCATCTTCGTCTACGGCTCCGACCGAGTCGGGCTCATCTGAGCGAGGTTTGCTGGCTCCCAGGCCACGCACCCATACCGTGAGGTCAGCTAACAACTGGCCCGGACAGTAATTGTCGCTGGCGACCATAACGTACTAAACACCCGTTAAGTTGACGTAACGCTCGAAGGAGGCATGACGAAATGTATGTCGATGACGTGCATGACCTGGAAGAACTCGAATGGCTCCGTGACGAAGCCGAGGCCAGACTGGAGTCCAACCCGCTCAACGAGCAAGCCTCGTTTGACCTCGAAGACATCGAGGAGCGAATCGCCCAGGTCCGGGAGGAGGCATCGATCGCAACGGCGTGACATATACCACGGTGTTTGCCGCGTGTCGGTACCCGCCGGTAACGTGAGCAACGTAAGAGAGGTCACGTCCACCTCGCGGCCAGCGAGGCGGGACGCGGTGTCGGGGAACCAGACAACTGAATAGCCACCGACGCAGAGAAGGAGAGATAGACTTGACAGGCACCAACATGTCCCCGTGACATCCACCGGGACTCTGACCTTTCTCATGGAGGGAATCATGAGCCGCAAAATCCAGACCCTCGACGTTGTCAGACCGGCGTCGAGGCAACCACTGACCCTCAGCACGATTGAGGATCTCGTAGGGAAGGGGTACAACTACCGTCAAATCGGAGACATGCACGGGGTGACTCGACAGGCGGTCGAGTGGCAGGTCAAGACCTACGGAGGCCGCTTGAACACACGCCAGCAGGCGAAGGCGCTTTGGCCGTTCGAGACGACCAGGCTGCACTCACGCTCGAAGGCGTTCCAGAGTCTCCGCGACCACGGCGAGTACATGCGCCAGTTGAGCTTCCGAGGCTTCTCCGACGAGAAGAAGCGACGGCTCCTCTCGTTCTGGCGGCGCATGTGGGACCAAGGCACCGTGCTGGAGTTCGACCCCTCGATCGAGCCGTACCCCGGCATGATCGGCGGCGGATTCCGCTACGTCACCCGCGAGGAGCGAGACGACGATCTCCTCATCCGGGTCAACGACTTCGTCCGACCCGAGGTTCTCGATGACGACGGCACGCTCGACAGCAAGGCCGAGCTGCTGTGGACCTTTCCACCAGGCATCGAAGACCTGATCCATCAGAAATAGGTCGTCCTCACCTGTCGAGAAAGCGGCAGGTGCTGACGGCGGCTCCACCCCCGAAAGGCACCAAGTTGGCTCTCTCACGTATCACTGCCCTCTTTCCAGAGGTAGTCAGCAATCCCGTCGAAACGATCGTCCTCGAGCCCCTCTGGCTGTACGCCCAGAAGTGCGAGGTGTGGTGGCAGGGGCTCGAGCATCTCGACCCCGTCACCATCCTCCTGACCTACCGCAGTCCGCTGGTCAAGGACACCAGCAAGATGTATCGCCCGGTCTCCAAGCTGATCCTCGAATCGAAGAGGTTCGAGGTCATCAGTGCGGGATCCCAAGTCGACTCCACATGGTGGGGTGAGAAAGGAGAGTTCATGGTGGCCAGGATGACTCAGGCCAGCGAGTTTCCGGGGGGTCCGCTGGACATGACCCAGGTCCGAGACACCATCAACCAGAACGCCAGCGCCGCCCTCAGCCAAGTATTGGCGGCGGCATGACCCTAGCCAAGACACCGCTGCCGCTGCGAAGCGTCAGCCAGATCAACCAGTACACCCGCTGCCCGATGGCGTACAAGCTGGCTCGCATCGACAAGGTGTGGGCGCGGCCGGCCGCATGGCTGCCGCAGGGCACGGCATTCCACACCGTCGCCGAGGTCTACGAGAAGGCTCTGGCCGAAGGCCGAGAGATGAGCCTGGAGCGGGCCCAGGAGATCTTCCGCGAGGAGTACGCCAAGGACATCAGCGCCATGTGCGCCGAGACCCCGAACTTCGAGTGGTGGTTCCACAGCGGCCCGTACAACGGCGAGCGAGACATCGAGCGCCGCTTCCACATCGGGCTCGAACAGGTCGAGAAGTTCATCAACTGGCGCAAGGACAAGGGCCAGACGATCTGGATGACCCCCGAGGTCCGCGACCGTCGCTGCATGACGGGCGATGAGGCCAACCAGGAGCACCACGTCGATGACTGCGACTGCCGGCCGAGCAAGCCGGCCATCGAGCTGTCGTTCTCGATCGTCCTCGAGACTCCGTTGGGACCGATCCGGGTGCGGGGCTACATCGACGCCGTGGTCGTCGTCAACGGCGAGCTGAGGGTCCGGGACTACAAGACCGGCAACAAGCCCGGAGACGACTTCCAGCTTGGCGTCTACGCGCTCGCCATCGCGATGATGTTCGGTGTCGAGGCACCGAAGACAGGCGACTACTACATGGCGGGGAAGAAGGGCAAGAAGGCGGTCGTCACCGAGCCCTACGACCTCACCGAGTGGACGCCCGAGAAGATCGCCGAGAGGTTCCATGAGGTCGAGGAGCACATCCAGGCCGGGGAGTTCCCGGCGTTGCCCGAGCCCGACAAGTGCAACTTCTGTGACGTGTCTTACAACTGCCCTGTTTTTTCGTAGTTCGACTTGTCATTTACCAGAAATCGCAGGTTCCTATAGAGAGCGAGCATGAGGGAATACCGCACGACGATCGACCTCGATTCCGAGACTCGATACACCTACGTGGAGCTGGGGGCGCACCCCGACAAGCCAGCGTGGCATCACCTGGCCGAGCCGAACCGCTACCCGTTCCCCAGTGAACAGGCGGCGTGGCGCTTCGCCGAGGCGCACAAGGTACCGGGACGCAAGGTCCAGGTGCTCACCACCGATGGGGAGAGGTTCGACCTGTGAGGAACGTCCAGATGGAGATGAACGTCGCGAAGCAGCGGCGCAAGCTCACCCAGCTCTGTGCCGAGGCACCGCCTGGACACCAGGGCTACATCGAGCACCTGATCAGGCTCTTCGATCGTGAATGCGAAGCCGGCCGGCCGACGCCGGCCAAGGAGTTCATTCCGATGTACCACGAAGAGTTTGGTCTGTGACCTACTTGACATTCACCGAGGAGAAGAGATGAAGCCCGACTGGGATCCCAACCACCCGTCGCTGAAGTCCCCGCTGGCTCCGCATGAGACGGCAGCGGTGCTGCGGATGCACCGCCACGGTTACAAGGGTGCGGAGATCATGAAGATCTTCAAGCTGCGCGGCACCCGGCTGATGAAGCAGATGCAGCGAGCCTTGGACGCCGAGACCAGGGCAGGCCACGCCGGCCTGCCGATCCACGACGCCAAGATCGATCCCAAGCTGGCCAAGTGATGACCCTGTTCGAGCAGATCAAGGCCATCCTCCTGCGGCACGGAGTCGACGTTGACGACGCCGCCGAGGAGATGCACGCCCTGATCATCGAGCTGTACGGCCCACCGTTCTGAGAGGAGAACATGTACACCCCACGGCAGTCGCTCTACATTCGCGGCTCTGCCGGTGACCCGCTTCCCCCGGTCTGGAACGCGCTCGACCAGAAAGGCACCGCGCTCCGACGCGGGCAGCTCGTCCTGGTCTGCGCCGGTCCCGGTACCGGCAAGTCAGCGTTCGTGCTGGCCTACGCCCTGAAGTCGAAGGTGCCGACGCTGTACTTCAGCGCCGACTCCGACGCGTTCACGCAGCTCTCGAGGTCGGTGTCCATCCTGAGCGGATGGTCACTCGAGAGGTCGACGCGGGCAGTTCGCGAGCAGAACATCGAGGAGGCAGTGGCCGCTGAGCTGGACCAGATCCCGATCCGGTTCAACTACAAGGCATCACCGTCGCTCGACGTGATCGAGGAGTCTCTGGAGGCGTACGACGCGCTCTACGAGGACTACCCGGCACTGATCGTGGTCGACAACATCACCAACGTCCGCACGGACAGCACAGACGGTGACGACCCGTTCAGCGGCCTCGAGTCGCTGATGGACTACCTGCACGAAATGGGCCGGGAGACCGGCTCCTGCGTGATCGGGCTCCACCACGTCACCGGCCCGCACAACGATGGCGACAAGCCAATCCCGTTGTCGGGCATCAAGGGTCAGATCGGGCGCGTGCCCGAGATGGTCCTGACGCTCCACCGCGTGTCGGACGGCTTCGGCCCGGACTCGCTCAACGTCTCCACGGTCAAGAACCGAGGTGGGAAGTCGGACCCGTCGGGGCAAGACTTCGCCTCGCTGGAGTTCGTCGGAGACACCATGCAGATCAATGACTTCGGTCACTGACTTGACATTCACCCAACAGAAAGTAGCGCACGACATGAAGAAGATCATCGCCACCACCATCGCCGCCGCCGCCCTCGCAGTGGGCGTCGTCGGGTGTTCCTCGGATGCCGACGTGGCCTCGGAGAACCTGTCCAAGCAGGCCGACAACTTCGAAATCCCCAGGCGCATCGTGTTCTTCAACGGGATCACCGACAAGTACCTGCTGGAGATCCAGGGCTACTGCTCGATCGCCCCGGACACCGCGAGCCAGAAGCTCGACGTGACCTGTAAGACCGGCCAGGGCATGAAGAAGCACTTCCTGGGGCTGTCGGACAACGTCAGCTACTTCGTGGAGCAGGTTCAGGGTGCCAACGTCAGCACCGACTTCTACGAGGTCAACTTCAAGCCGCAGTCGATCCTCCCGGACATCGAGCTGCGCTAAGGCCAGGTGCAGGCCCGTGTTCCCACGGCGAGGAGCCGGTAACCAACGCGGTGATTGGTGGGAGACACTCCGCTACACGGGCGCAGCCTGACGTAATAGTAAATTATCGGCCCCCTACTTGACATTCACCCTGAGAGGAAAACCCCTGATGGCGACCCCAAACGCGATGCCCAAGCGGACCAACCCGCTCCACCAGCAAATGCTGTCCGCGCTGCTGGCTACCAAGCCGGTCACGACGACCTTCAAGAAGGTCTCGAAGGACTCCAACGGCAAGGAGCTGGTCACCGAGACCAAGGTGACGCGCCAGGGTCTGCGCTTCCCGCTGGCCCAGAACGTCTCCGACGAGAACGTCGACCGCATGGCTCGACGGTGGCTGCGATGACGGCCGCGTACGTCGCGGACGTGCTGGTCGTCCTGGGGAGCTGTTCCATCTCCTGGGTGATCGCGCACTACGCACCCGGAAAGCGTGGCCCGCGTGGGCCCCGAGGTCCACAAGGATTCCAAGGCCCGAAGGGCGAGAAGGGAGAGCCACCCTCATGGCTGGCGTGAAGCGCACCACGATCATCACCAAGGACGGGTTCCGAGTCGGCGTCACCGATGTCGGCGACGGCGTCCCGCTGGTGTTCCTGCACGGCCTGAGCGTGCGGTCCCTGGCGTACGACGAGCTGTTCATCCTGCTGGCCGACAAGGGCTTTCGAGTCATCGGTCTCGACGCGGCCAACCACGGCGACAGCGGAACGCTGCCGTGGGGCCACACCATCGAGGACATGACGCGGGTGACCCTCTCGGCGTTGGACGAACTTGACATTCACCGGGCGATCTTCGCCGGCCACTCGATGGGTGGCGGGATGGTGGTCGAGATCGCAGCGCATCATCCTCACCGCGTTGCGGCCGCGATCCTGCTGGACGCGGCTGCCGGTGCCGAGCACCACAAGGGCATCGCGATCACTCCGGGCCCGAGCATCCCCTACCGGGCGGTCAAGTTCTTCCTGGGCGGTCTCAACGACGTGATCGGGGATGGCATCGACGCGATGAAGCTGCGGACGCCCAGAGAGCGTCTGCGCTTCCTGGCACTGCTCAAGGAGTCCAGGTCCAGCCTGCGGTTCGTTCGTTCGGCGTTCGCGCTGATGAAGGCCGACACGGTGCCCCTGCTCCGAGCGATGCAGCGCCACGGCGTGCCCACGGCCGTCCTGCACGGCCTGCACGACTCGATCGTCCCGTACGACTCAGGTCTGAGCGCGGCTCAGCTCACCGAGGCGGTGTTCTACGGAGTCGACGGCTACCACTCATGGATGCTGGCCGACCCCGAGCTGGGGGCCGACCTGATGACGCTGGCGATGCTGGATCTCTACCCGCAGCGGTACATCCAGGGGGCCGGGTGAATCCGGTCCTGTTCGTCCTCGACCTGCACATCGTCGCGCTGGGGCTGTTGTCGGCGTTCGTCCTGATCCTCGAGTCCAGAGAGGAGCGTGAGCGTGCCTCCCGCGAAGCGGAAGTCGCCAGCGAAGCCGAAGCAGTGCGTTGACTGCACGGCTGAGGGAATCACGGCCAAGCGCAAGACACCTCACCCCGGACCCCGCTGTGCTACGCATCATCGAGCAAAGAAGCGAGAGCGTAGCTCAGGAGCTTGGGAGGCGAGAATACTTGCGACGTATGGGATTACCGCTGACGAGTACTGGGAGATCTACGAGTTCCAGGGCGGTCGGTGCTACATCTGCCAGCGTGCCAACGGCAAGTTCAAGCGTCTCTCCGTGGACCACGATCACAAGACCGGGATCATCCGGGGTCTGCTCTGCACGATGTGCAACAAGTACACCCTCGGCTGGGCCCGAGACTGCATCGAGTTCTTCGAGCGGGCCATCGCCTACCTGAAGAAGCCGCCGGCAGTGCAGGTCATCGGTGAGCGCATCGCGCCCATCGAGGCCGACAAGCTCGCGTCCTGACCTTGACATTCACCCGGAGGGAACATGAGAGACAGCCCGATCGCGAAGGCGATCCTGCGCTACTACCCGGACTGGGAACCGCCGCCTGACCACCATGAGTGGAACAAGACGTGCTGTCCCTTTCACGGCGACGAAACACCCTCTGCAGCAGTCAGTTACGACCTGCAGGGGTTCAACTGCCTGGCCTGCGGGGTCAGGGGAGACGTGATCTCGATCATCCGACATGAAGAGGAGGTGAGTTTTGCAGAGGCTGACAGAATCGCAGCGCAAATATCTGTGGGAAGCGACATCCCGGTATCGAGAAAGCCTCCCCGGAAGCCCAGCCGCCGCGTATTTGGAGAGTCGCGGCCTGCTCGAGCATCAGGTCCGCGTGTTCGGTCTGGGGTACGTGGACGACCCACTCCCTGGACATGAGTACTACCGGGGCTGTCTGGCGATCCCGTACATGCGGTGGTCGCCCTGGCGCAACTGGTCGGTAGCGGCGATCAGGTACCGCCGGCTCGACGGCGGAAAGCCCAAGTACATGACGATGCCGGGGGACAAGCCCCGGCTCTACAACACAGCAGCGATGACCCGCTACTCGCGGGACATGGCGATCACCGAGGGCGAGATCGATGCCATCACCGCCGAGCTGTGCGGCATCCCAACGGTCGGTGTCCCCGGAGCGCAGATGTGGAAGCCCCACTTCCGCGAGCTGTTCCTGGGCTACCGGAACGTGAACATCCTGGCTGACGGCGACGACGCCGGTATGGAGTTCGCGAAGTCGGTGGCGAAGACGCTGCCGAACGCCCGGATCATCCCGATGCCTGATGGCGAGGATGTCAACTCACTAGTTCAGTCGCAGGGCAGAGACGCTCTGCTGGAAAGGATCTGATGGACCCCGAGCAGTTGACCCTCTTCGATCTCGAGGGCATTCACGACTACGTCCACGAAGGAGACGACGAGGAATGAGCATCCTCACCCAGGCAGAAGAGATCATCAACGGGCAGCGAGCCCTCGACTACGGAGACGCGCTGGAGAACCACCAGCGCATCGCGAACCTCTGGAACACCTACCTCCAGAAGAACGTGGTCGACCACAACGACGTGGCCATGATGATGATCCTGCTGAAGATCGCACGGTTCATGGAGAACGGCTACCACCACGACACGGTGGTCGACATCGCCGGTTACGCAGGCGTTCTCGAGAAGATGCAGCTCCCCAAGGAGCAGCGATACCCGGTCCCGACGCCGAGCGGCTTCGTGGACCTTCAGTTGGAGGACATGTGAGCAAGCGCATCGTCGTCATCCCCGACACCCAGATCCCGTTCGATGATCCCCGCGCCCTGCGGGCGGTCATCAAGTTCATCGGGGACTGGCAGCCGGATGGCGTCATCCACATCGGCGATCTGATGGACTACCCGTCCCCGGCTCGCTGGAGCAAGGGCACGGCCGAAGAGTTCTATCAGGTCATCAAGCAGCACAACGAGATCGCCAAGCGCCGGCTTCTCGGCCCGCTCCGCAAGGTCTACGACGGGCCCATCGAGGTCCACGAAGGCAACCACGACCTGCGGCCACGGGAGTACCTCACCAAGTACGCCCCGGCCCTGGCCGAGTTCGAGGGTGCGTTCCACATCGAGAACCTGTTGGACTTCAAGGAGTTCGGCATCACGTTGCTGCCCGACTTCAACGAGGTCGCTCCGGGCTGGGTCACCACCCACGGCCACCGTGGCCAGATGAGCATCTCCCGCATCGCCGGGGCCACCGCGCTCAACGGTGCGCGGCGGTTCAACAAGTCGGTGGTGATGGGCCACACCCATCGCCTGGGAGTGATCACCGAGTCCTTCGGGTTCGGCTCTGTCGTCGGCAAGGCGGTGACCGGCCTCGAGGTCGGGAACCTCATGGACATGACGCAGGCGTCCTACCTCAAGGGCGGAACGGGCAACTGGCAGCAGGGGTTCGGCATCCTGACGATCGACGGGCCGTACGTCAAGCCCGAGGTCGTCCCCATCGAAAACGGCCGCTTCGCGGTCGACGGCGACATCTGGAGGGTCTGAACTTGACATTCACCAAGCTGCCTTACCTGCACAAGAACGCACGGTCCCGGCAGATCACGTCCAAGGAGGTCCGCGAGGTCTTCGCGGACGAGGTCACACGCGGCCTGGACCGCCGCCTGGACCGCGACGAGTACCTCAAGAAGGTGATGCCTTGACCAACCTCGACAAGCTCTTCAAGCAGGCCACGATGAAGGCGCTGGTCGGCTGGGAGACAGACATGTCAGCCGAGGAGGTGATCCAAGAGCTGTGGGTCTGGTACCTCGAACGGCCGAAGGTGCAGAAGAACCTCAACGAGCTGCACTGGGGCGAGGCGGTGCTCTACGTCCGCAGCCACGTCCACAAGATCCTGACGGGCGAGGCCAAGGCCCGAGACCTGTTCGAGGGGCGCAGCCCCTACTCGTCGGAGAACGTCAAGGACGCGCTCAAGGGGCGGTCGAACAACCGCTACCTGATCGACATCCTGCCGCTGGCTATGGCCGCTCTCGATGAGAAGAACGCGGGCTACGCAGAGGCTCTGAGGAGCCGCTACGAGGACGGGATCATCCCGAAGGGCGCAGCTTCTGACGAGCTGCTCCACGCCCACAAGTCGATCACCGAGCACGTCAACATCATCGCGATCACGGCCGGCGTCACCAAGGACGCGGACGGCAACGTCGTGGTGGCTGACGGTCCCGGCAGCGCGGCGGCGATCTTCCCGGACACCCGCAAGTCGAAGGGTGCTGATCACTCAGACCCCACGGCCGATGTGGCGATCGCTCTGCTCGAGAAGGGCGACGAGCCCTTGGTGCTGTGCGCCAGGACGGCCGATGGCCGGCCGATCCCGGACGGCGAGGGCGACTACCTCGACAGCGACCGGTTCACCACGTACAGAAAGGAGTTCGTGGCGTGAGCCACCACAACATCATGGACCCCATCTTCAACGGGATGCCGGGTTCGGAGATGTACCGGGGCGAGGTGTTCCCAGAGCTGTTCCCCGGCAAGCGAATGATGCTCGAGAACTGGTCCCAGGACGACCTCGAGATGACTGTCGGAGGGTGCTTCACACCCGGCTACGGCGAGCGGAAGTGAAGAAGGGCACCAAGGTCCGCATCGAGCGCGACGAGAAGCTCTACCCGGCCAAGGGCACCTGGAAGCAGTTCCGGGGCAGGAAGGGCGTCGTGACCTGCGAGGTGCGCGGCGCTGGCCCGGTCGAGTACGGCGTCTCGTTCTCGGGCGGCGACTCCGCCGATGCCTACTTCAAGGCGTACGAACTGACAGAGAGGACACGATGACGGGTGAAATCCCCTGGGGGCCAACAGGAGAGCTGGTCTACAACCGGACCTACGCTCGAATCAAGCCAGATGGATCCAAGGAGACCTGGCCCGAGACCGTCGAGCGAGTGGTCGATGGCAACCTTGGACTCGTTGACGTTCGGTATCAGCTACCTGATGAGCGAGCCGAACTGATCCGACTGATGTCGGAGTTCAAGATCCTGCCGGCCGGCCGACACCTGTGGGCGTCGGGCGTGCGGAACGCTCAGCACCTGTTCAACTGCTGGGTGGCGGGGTGGCCAGAGAAGATCTCGGACCACTTCCAGTTCACGTTCATGCGGCTCATGGAGGGCGGGGGAGTCGGAGCGAACTACTCGAACCACTTCCTCGAGCACTACGGGCCCGTGCAGCAGGATCTCTACGTCCACATCGTCTGCGACCCGGACCACCCGGACTACGAGGCGATGAACGCGGCGGGGATCCTGTCGACGGAGTACGACCCCGACTGGGTCGGTGCCTTCGAGGTCGAGGACTCCCGTGAGGGCTGGGCGGCAGCCCTGACCGATCTGATCGACACCCACTACCGGGACGAGGTCAGTCACTTCCAGCGCGTCTACGACGTGTCGCGGGTGCGCCCCGAGGGCGCGAAGCTCAAGACGTTCGGCGGCAAGGCGAGCGGCCCCAAGCCGTTCGCGGAGATGCTGATCAAGGTCGGGAAGATCCTGTCTCAGCACGCCTACGAGGGGCTGGCCGTCAGCGGCCTGTCTGCGATGGAGATCGACCACGCCATCGCGTCGTGCGTGGTGGCCGGCGGCGTGCGCCGGTCGGCGCGGATGTCGATGATGCACTGGAACGACCCCCAGGTCGAGGAGTTCATCAACGTCAAGGCCACCTCCGGTGAGCACTGGACGACGAACATCTCGGTCGAGGTCGATGACGAGTTCTGGGCCAAGCTCAAGGACAAGTCGCTGGCCGGGGACTGGGCGCGTGCGGTGATGGGCTACCTCTCGGAGGGAGCCGTCCGCAACGGCGAGCCGGGAATGTGGGACAGCTCGCTGTCCAACGTCGGCGAACCGAACCGGGTGGTCTGTACGAACCCCTGCGGGGAGATCACCCTCGAACCGTGGGAGCCGTGCAACCTCGGCCACATCAACCTGGCGGCGTTCGTCACCGACGCCGGCAAGACCGACTACCTCGACATGATCCGGGCCCACCGTCTCATGACGCGGTTCCTGATCCGGGCGACGTTCTCGGACGTGGCAGATCCGAAGAGCCGCGAGGTTCTGGACCGGAACCGACGCATCGGCGTCGGCCATCTCGGAGTGGCGTCCTATTTGGCCCTCACAGGCCGTAGGTACTCCCAGGCACCCAGAGACAAGCGGTTCACTGCTTTCTTGCGGGAGCTGGCCGCTGAGGTCGACGGGGAGGCATCCCGGTTCGCTCACGAACTTCGGATCCCGGTCCCGGTGAAGAAGCGGACGGTCGCGCCCACGGGCACGGTCGCGAAGCTGGCGGGCGTCAGCGAGGGGATCCACCCGATCTTCTCGCGGTACTTCAACCGGCGCATCCGCTTCAACAAGGTCTCGGACTTCGACCAGTTGCTCGAGATGTACAACCGGGGCTACCACGTCGAGGACGACCTGTTCGCCCCGAACACCTCGGTGGTCACGATCCCGACGAAGGACACCTTGGTCCAGGCAGTAGAGGACCGGGGATGGGATGAGGAGATCGTTGAGTCGGCCGACGACTTGACATTGACCGAGCTTCTGGCCTTCCAGGCGCTCTACCAGACGTGCTGGGCCGACAACGCGGTGAGCTTCACCGCCAACGTCGAGCCCACGGTCTACAGCCCGTCCGATGTGGCGGGCGTGCTCGAGGACTTCGCGGGGCTCATCAAGGGCTCCACGATCTTCCCGGAAGCCAGCTTCGAGCAGGCTCCCTACGAGCGAATCACCAAGCAGCAGTACGAATCTGCTGCTGCCAAGGCCGTCGAAGACGGTGTCGATGAAGAGTGCGCCAACGGCGCATGCCCCATTAAGTGAAAGGTAACCAGTTGTCCTACGAAGATCCGTGGAGCACCGCCCCTGCCCAGCCCGAGCCCACCCCGGAGCCGACCCCGGCCCCGGTCGTGACCACCGCCTCGTCGGCTGCCGTCGACTCGGTGTCGGTTCAGCACTCCACTGATGGGGTGTCGGCCACGTTCAAGTTCGCGGGCGCGTACAGCGACCCGTGGGTGGTGGTGAAGGGTGCCGACCCCTCCGACGTGCTGTCGAAGATCGAGACCCCTGAGTTCAAGGCGCTGATGGACAAGGTCCAGCTCATCGCCGGTCACTACGCGGGCCCCGGCACCAAGCCGGCCGGCAACGCGGGCGGCGGTGCCCAGGCACAGCAGTCTCGCGCCCCGCAGGCGGCTCAGGAAGCGCCTGGCGGCGAAGAGCGGTACTGCCAGCACGGGAAGATGGAGTTCAAGTCGGGCGTGTCGAAGAAGACCGGCAAGCCCTACAAGCTGTTCTCCTGCACCGCACCTCGCGATCAGCAGTGCGAGGCGCAGTTCCTCAACGACAAGAAGTAGATCGACTACTTGTCATCCACCCGGCTCCCTCCCCTTCGGGGGAGGGGGCCATCCCCATCTCTGAGCGGAGAGTATGAGAGTCAAGCTGATTGCAGCCACCGAGGTAGACCCGGATGCGCTGCGCGAGATCGGGTTTGAGCCCGATGGATACGAACAGAACGACGACGACGCGTTCGGCGACTGGGACGCAGACGAGCTGGCTGAGTTCGCCGGCCGGAACTGCTACCAGTCCTTCCACCGGCCGAACCCGGCCACCGAGGAGAACGAGGACTACCTCGCTCACATCCTGCAGGTCGGGCATGAGTCGGTGCTGGAGCACGCTTCGGCGACGTTCTACATCGAGGCCAGCCGGTCGGTCCTGACCGAGCTGGAACGGCACCGCCACCTGAGCTTCAGCGTGGTGTCGCAGCGGTACGTCGACCCGACGCCGCTGGGCGTCCACTGGCCCCCGGTCCTGTCCAAGCTCCCCGAGCTGGACCGTGCCTACGCCGAGGACACGCTTCTGGCAGCCAAGGACGGCGCTGACCGCGCCTACATGGCGCTCCTGCAGATCTTCGAGGCGAACGGACTGCCCCGGAAGCAGGCACGCGAAGCGGCCCGATCGGTCCTGCCGAACATGACCAACTCACCGATGGTCGTGACCGGCAACCACCGCGCCTGGCGCTACGTGATCAAGGCCCGCTGGCACGAAGCGGCCGACGCCGAGATCCGAGACCTGGCAGGGGAGCTGTTGCGGCAGCTCCGGGAGATCGCTCCCAACACCTACCAGGACATCCCCAACGAGCCCTACAGCTACGGAGGCTGACATGGCAAAACGAGCAACCCACATCGATCTCGAGGACCGATTGAGGGCGTCCTGATCATCCAGTTCGATGACGGCACGTCCCGAGTCTTCAACTGGGACAAGGTCATCAGCTTCTACCAGATGACCGAAGAAGAGTACGAGACCTTCCGGGAGGAACTGCAGTGAGGAAGAAGCAACTGCGAGCGGAGAACTTCCGCCTAGCCGTCGAGCTGGGTGAGACCCAGGCAGAGCTGGCCGACGTGAAGGCCCATCGCGACGTGCTCGACTCCGAGAACACGAAGCTCTCCAAGGCCAACGTCGCCCTGTCGGGTCGCCTCAACGAGGCGCTGGCAGCCAACCGTCGATTCGCTGCCCAGCAGCGGACCCAGAACGAGTTGTTCGGTGAGGCGCTGGCCACGGTCAAGTGCCGCACGGGCCCGAGCCGGCCGAACCGGAAGAAGCTCACCGACCGTGAGGTCCGGGACATCCGGGACGCCTACTACGGCGGCGCTCGTCAGAAGGAACTCGCCGAGAAGTACGGCGTGAACCCGGCCACCATCTCCCGCACTGTGCGGGGCGTATACCACTAGGAGAGAGTGTGATTGAGCTGCGGCATGAGGTTCAGGGAGACCTCGTCACCATCAACGTCGTTGAGACCCCAGAGGATCTGGACGGCTTCCGCGACTTCATCCGGGCTCATCTCAACTGCCTCGCCGTCGACACTGAGACCACCGGGCTGGACATCTACAGCAGCACCTTCGAGTGCCGCCTGGTCCAGTTCGGTACTCAGGACGAAGCCTGGGTGGTGCCGGTGGAACTGGGTGACGTGTTCATCGAGGACGTGCGGATCGCCATCGGCGCTCTCAAGCGCGTCGTGATGCAGAACGCCTCCTACGACCTCCAGGTGCTCGACCAGTGCTTCGGGATCGAGATGGAGACGCTGTGGCCCCGCGTGCTGGACACGCAGATCCTGGCCAAGCTGGTGGACCCCCGGCCTTTCGAGGCCGGTGGGTTCGGCCACTCGCTGGAAGAGCTGATCGCGGAGTTCATCTCCAAGGAGCAGGCCGAGACCGTCAAGAAGCTGATGGCCAAGCTGGCCGGCGAGCACAAGACGACCAAGGCCAAGATCTGGGCGACGATCGATCTGTTCCACCCGGAGTACCTCAAGTACGCGGGGATGGACACGATCTTCACCGCACGGGTCTGCAGGAGCCTCACCCCGCTGGTGCCCGACGTGAGTCGAGCCCTGGTGCCGTACGAGCACAAGCTCTCGGAGATCTGCAGCTACATCGATCGGCAGGGCTTCCTGCTGGACGTGGAGTACTCGAGGCAGCTCGCTGAGAAGTGGCTGGCTGACCAAGAGGTCTGGGAGGCAATCGCTTTCACCGAGTACGGCGTGGACAAGGTCAACTCGACCGAGGATCTCGCCGAGGGGCTCGAGGAGATGGGCGTGAAGATCACCGGTCGTACGGAGACCGGGAAGCGCCAGGTCAACTCGACTCTGCTCGACAAGCTGGTCGAGGAGGGCAACGAGCTGGCTGCCATCGCTCAGGAGGCCAAGAAGCTGGGCAAGTGGCGGAAGACCTGGGTGCAGAAGTTCCTCGACACCAGGGACTTCGAGGATCGCTGTCACACGTTCATCAACCCGCTGCAGGCGCGGACCTCGCGCATGTCCATCACCGGCATCCCGGCGCAGACGCTGCCGTCGTCGGACTGGATCGTGCGTCGGTGCTTCCTCGCCGAGGAGGGCGACGTGATGGCGTCGGTCGACTACCAGACGCAGGAGCTTCGCGTCCTGGCGGCGCTGTCGGGCGACAAGGCGATGATCGAGGCGTTCGAGAACGGAGCGGACCTCCACCAGATGACCGCCGACGCGGCCGGTGTGCCGCGAAAGGTCGGGAAGACCGCCAACTTCCAGAAGGTCTACGGCGGCGGTGCCACCGCTCTCGCCGACGCTGTGGGCATCTCGGTTCCCACGGCCAAGCGAGTCCACGAAGCGTTCTCTCGGACGTACCCCGGAGTGGAGCGACTGAGCAAGAAGCTCTCGATGGAGGCTGGCCGGAACGGCTACATCATCAACCCGATGGGCCGGCGGCTGCCGGTGGACAGCGCACGGACCTACTCGGCGCTGAACTACATGATCCAGTCGTCGTCGCGGGACGTGACCTGTCGGGCTCTGATTCGCCTCCACGAAGCCGGATACACGCCGTACCTACGGTTGCCTATCCACGACGAGATCGTGGCGTCTCTGCCCGCCTCAGAGGCTGAGAGAGCCGCTGCACACATCGGGCAGCTCATGCAGGAGCAGATGGGACCGGTGCTCATCGGCACCGACCCCGAAGTTGGGAAGCGGTCCTGGGGATCGCTCTACGGCGCTGACTACTGAGTCGCGCTTGACATATACCAAGGAGAGAGAATGGCACAGGCCAAGGTAGTACTGCCGGCACCGAACGGGCTGGACGAGGAGCTGATGGGTCTGGCGATCCACAAGCTCAGCGATCTGGGCACGATCGAGGGCGGCGAGATCGGCGTCTTCACGGCCGAGCGCCCCGAGCGCGTCCCGGAAGACACCCCGAAGGACATGGTGTTCCTCGAGTTCCGGGCGAGCGTCATCCCGTACCTGGGGCGGTGCTGATGGCGGGCTTCGGACTGAACCTGCAGTGGCACGGCGAGGGTGACGGGGTCAAGCCCGAGGCGTTCCGGCCGGTCGATTTCAAGCTGACGCTGGAGTACGGCGACGAGCGCGTGGAGATCGTCACCACGGCGACCCCGGAGATCAAGAGCGACCCGCAGCAGTTCCGCTGGCACACCCACAAGCTGTTCGACAGCCTGGTCGACGCCCTGAAGGACAGGGGGCTCATGTGATCGAACACCGCACCCCCGAGGTGCTGGTGACCGACAAGGCCGTCTACTTCGACGGCTGGGAGCTTCCCTGGTTCATCGCCAAGGACGGGATCAGCTTCACCCCCGGTGGCTCCGACGACATCAACCGGCTGACGGTCGAGTTCTTCGTCGGCACCACGACGTTCCGGGACGCCTGGCAGACCACCCACGAAGAGGAGTGGCACTGGCTTGGCCGACTGCTCGAGCTGGGCGCTCTGTTCGAGCACTACGAGTTCGACCGAATCGAGAAGGAGTTCGATGTACGAGGCTGAGGACCACGCGTTCTTCGATGAGCTGTACCAGCAGTGGTCTCGGACCACCGACGCCGAGTCGGCCTACTGGGTGGTCGAGAAGGACGAGGACGAGCACATGCAGTGGCTGGTGTTCGCGGTCGACCAGACCACTCAGGAGAAGAAGCACATCGCTTCATTTCACCGAGAAGAAGACGCTGACTTCACCGCCGGCATCAACGGAGCCGTCCCGGATCTGATCCGCCGGCTGCATGAGGCGATCGATGAGGCCGTCCGCAAGGACGAGGCGAACGACATCGCACAGGGCCAGCTCGCCGACGCGCTGCTGGAGAACATCGGCCTCCAGGCCGAGATCCTCGAACTGGAAAGGCAACAAGGCTGATGTACGTCAACATCAACGTACGTGGGTGGGACTTCGAGCTGAAGCTCCGACGCAAGGACCACGCGACCCCGAAGGTCATCGTCGTTCCAGACGAGGAGAACTTCCAGACCATCACCGAGGTCGCTGAGTGGTTGCGCTGACTACCCGGTAGTTTCGTCACATGACAAAAAGCCCCGGAGGGGCTGGGCATTTCGCCTGGCTCTTCCGGGGCTTTTTTTGTGCCTTCTAACTACATAGCGTCTCTATGTTTCCTGGTCACTGCCGTCGACTAGTTGACTGCTCGATTAGTCGACTACTCGATTACTCGACGCCTAGTGGTCGTCTCCTGGCGGGGCCCCTCGGCCAGACGCGCCTCGAACAGCTCCTTGGCGATCTCGCTGACCGACTTCTTCTCCGCGTGTGCCAGATCCTTCAGGGCCGAGATCATGTCCCTCGGGAGGTACACGGCCATGTTGCCGTTGCGCTCCTTGTACGTGCCGCCCAGGATCTGCTTGGCCGACTTGGGCACCACGCCCTTCGTCCGCTCCTTGTGAGCGGCGAGTTGATCCGCGAGATCAGACACCGACCACCACCGCCTCCAGTTCGGCCCAGGCGTCCCAGTACGCCCCCAGATCGATCGGCAGCGTGCCGAACGCCTTGCGGATGGACTGCCGCTGCGGAATGAGCGTGTTGAGCGTAGGGACGCTCTCACGGGCCAGGAGATCCCTCACCTGAGTCCACAGCTTGGCCCGGAGGTCGACCTGTGTCAGGAGGACCGCTGAGGGCTTGCTTCCGGTCATCTCGAGCGTCGGCCAGACGCGCTCGACTTCGATGGGCGAGCACCCGCAGGGAATGAGGATCAGGTCTGCCGCCTCGACGGCGTTGTCGATCCGCCGGCTCGTACCGGGCGGGGTGTCGATGATGACCAGCTCCGCTTCCCAGTCGCTCTCCGATGGATCCTTGGTGACCTTGAACGGCAGGGCGAAGCCGCGCTGAGCCGCCTCGTCGGCCCACACCGACGCGCTGTACTGCTCGTCCGCGTCGACCACCACCGTCTGGATCCCGTTCCTGGTGGCCGCAGAAGCCATGTAGATCGCGGACGTGGTCTTACCCACGCCGCCCTTCGTATGCACGATCGAGATGATTGTCATGGTCGGAGAGTATCGATTAGTCGACTACCCGACTAGTCGACACGCCGATTAGTCGATTGCTCGATTAGTCCACTAGTCGATTAGTCCCCACCTGGCAAGACGACACGCCGTGATCGGCTCGTTACAGGGTAATACCGCTGACCTGCGGTAGAAATGAGAAAGCCCCCCAGGCTGGCAGGCCGTTACGGGGGGCAGTTCTCAGATGCTCTGGTTCGAGTATACGCCAGGGCACCTGCGATGGTGCTCTGCGCCCGAAGCGTGTCGGGTGACGTGTCTCGCCAACACGGTCGTCGCCGGTTAGAGCGGCAGACGCACTCATGCCCTCTGCAAGGGCGTGTCGATCACAGCCCATCCACTGGGGATAGATAGAAGAACAGCCCGACCCCAGGACGCGTGGCAGCGTAGCGGTGACTGTGAGCATCCCGGCCTGGGCGGCGAGTAATCCCCGCCGCCGTAGCCTCCAAAGCGATCCGTAGCGTACCGGCTCCATACGAGAGGCCCACCCCGTGGTTTCCCCGTGCAAGCGGGGGAGCCGTGACCAAAGCGGTAGCGGGGTAGCCCCGCCCGCTCACCTTCGCTTCCCTTCCACCGAGAGGGGTTCCGTCACAGTGACGAAACTCAGCGGAGCAGAGCGATACCGGTCTCGATCTCAGTGAGCCGCTGCTCCCAGGAGGACAGCTCAGAGGCTGCCTGACGCATGGCTCGCTTGGCCTTCGCGGCCTCGACTACAGCGACCCGGTGCTCGACCTCGAGGTCGTGGATGAGGGACTCCCGCTCTCGCGGGGACATGCTGTCGATCCGCTTCATGGCCGAACACGGTACCCACCTGACGACCCCGTAAACGCAAAAAGCCCCCCTCCGAAGAGGGGGGACTTTGAGCTAGCCGACTCGGGCCATCGAGAACCACGTCAGGGACGCGTTGGCGTCACCGACGATGTTCACGCTGCCGTCTGTCTTGAGGCCGGGTTGGACGGTCGCGCCGGCCGCGAGGTAGTACGTCACGCCGTCACCGCCGTAGGCGATGTCCCGGGGGAAGGCGGGAGCACCGAACGCCGCCAGCGAGATGCCTCGGCGGGAGCCCATGCGGACGCGGGGCTGGCCGTTGATGTAGAGCAGCGGGAACCGCTCCTCGCTGGTGCCCTGCGCCTCGTTGACCTGAACGCGGAGGCCCAGCATGTAGGTGCCGGCCTTCTGCACCGTGGCGGTCTGCGTGGCCGGATCCCAGGTGATGTCCTGCGATCGGTAGTCGATCGCGTCGAGGGTGCTCGCAGGGAGGACAGCCTGGCCACCGGACTTGGCCGCACCGGAGGTGGTCGACCGGTAGACACGCATGGTCGAGCCCGTCACGGCCGGGGGAGCGTTGTCCGACACCGATGCGCCAGCGACCGTGCCGGGAGTCGCGGAGCCGTTGGTCTCCGAGATGGCTCCCCAGTAGCAGTGGTTGTCATCGATGATCGACTGCTTGTCGCCTGGCTCGAGGCCATCCCAGACCACCGTGTTGCCCGAGTAGACCTGATGACGGCGTGGGTTCTCACCGACGCCGCAGACGATGCGGAGGTCCAAGTTCCACGTCAGCGAGACGCCCTGAGCCCAGATGTACTCGACGCCGTTCTTCACGCAGCCGATGTCGCCCTTGTAGCTCAGGAAGCCCGTGCAGTAGCCCCTGGCGAACACGTAGTCGGTCCCGGCCGCGTTGGCGCGGGCCACCGACCAGATGCGGACGTTCGTGCCCTGAGATGGCGCTGAGGCCAGCGTGCCTCGCACGATCTGCTGCGGGGTCAGCGTGGGCTGCGGATAGAGCATCGTGGCGCGGCGGTAGCCGTTGTTGACGGTGCTCCACTGGGCGTTGCCGCCCTTCACGATCAGACGCGATGTGCCTGGCCCGGAGTAGGTCAGGTTGAACAGGCCAGCGGGGAACTCACCGTCCGGGTACGAGCCGAAGTCGATGTTGAACCGCCGGCCGCCGTTGGCCGTCGTCTCCTGCTCTGACTGCAGCGACTGCACGTCGCGGACGGTCTTCGTCAGCATCGACCACAGGTTCTCCATCGTGGACTTCGCGTGATCGAGTCCCGCTCCGATGACCTCTTCGCCGATCTGGCTCGCGCCCGAGAGCGCGTTGGTGGCCGCGTCGACCACCGCCTGCAGGGCGGGGATCTGGCTGATGTCGGCGTTGATGGAGCCGTCCTCGCCGATGACCGACATGCGGCTGGTCATGGCGGCGTACCAGTCCTTCACGGCCTGGACAGCGGAGTTGATCGGGGTGACGATCAGGCCACCCAGGATCTCGAGGATCTGCTTGACCTCGGTCGAGAGCGTGTTGAACGCCGAACCGACCCACTCATCGAAGTCGCCGGTCAGCAGGGCTCGCGGCAGGCTCGCCAGGTTGCCCACGATGGTGGCCACCGACGTTGCCACGTCGATGAAGTCGTCATCGATGGTGCCTGGGATCATGTCCTTGAACGCCTGCAGCGCCTCCAGCGGCAGCTTCGCGAGCTGCTGCGTGAGGATCTCGATCGGGTTGCCGCCCGAGAGCGGCACCTCGAACATGTTGCGGATGACCTGTTCGGTGTAGCCCTGGCCGAAGCTGAAGTCACCGCCGCCGATCTCGAAAGCGCCGTCAGCGCCGATCGCTTCCACGGGGGAGTTCGGATAGCTCACTGGTCTCCTTTCAGATCGGCAGCTTGGCTGCAGTTATCGGGTCGGCCTTCCAGACCTGCTCGAATGCGAAGTAGTCCAGGTGCTCTGGCAGGACCACGCCCTGGCCAGCAACCTCAACGAGCGCCTGGTGGTGCCAGCGAGCGTCGTAGACCGACCACGCGGTGAAGGTCCGCAGCGTCTCGCGTACGGTCGCCAGCTCCTGCACGATCGAGGTGACCTGCTCCTGCAGAGCCCGGATGATCTCGTTGTCGTCGTTGACCAGCGCCACGCGGCGGCGGCGCTTGTCCTTCTGGCGGTCGTGCCACCACTTGCCTCCGGGGAGGATCTTGGCCAGACCTTCGAACTTCTCGATGATCTGAGCGCCGACGTAGAGGATGAACATCACGACGGCGAACAGGCCGGTCCAGTTCTCGGGGAGGTGCTGGACGATCTCGTTAGGCGACATGGGACTTGCGCCTCCGGGCGAACAGCCAGTGGATGTAGCCGAACACCAGCACCGCTCCGGGTGCCGACGACAGCGTCAGCTCACCGTCCAGAACGGCGCTCGCGTACGCCAGCGACAAGGCTGCGTAGAGGACCATCAGTCCCGAGTGCGCGATGAAACTGGGCCAGGCTCTTGGGTTCCCGCCCGACGAGTCGACTTTCGTCACTCCCGACATCAGCGCCTCGCCGAACAGTCCGAGGACCGCGAACGCGATGAAGATGGAGCCCCACACCTGGATGGGTGCGGAGTTGACGATGTCGGTCTCCGACAGGACTACCTGCGGTGTCACGATGTAGGCGATCCCTCGGGTGAGGGACTCGATCAGGATGACGATCTGCAGGATCCTCAGCCCGAACGGCGGGGTGTACCTGTACGTCATTCAGTGAACTCCTCGGCCATAGCTGGGCCGGGACGGTCGTCGGGGATCATCCCTGCTTCCCGGTACTGTCGAAGCATCGCTTCGTTCTCCTGTTGGGTCAGTTGCCGAATGTTGGGGATTCGCACCGGCTCTGGGTCCGGTGTGTCCTTCTCCACCCATCTGGCGGCGTTGTTCATGTCGTGGCGCTGGCCTCGGAAGGCCGGCTGAAACTTGATCTCCTGGGAGGGGAGCTGACTGACGTGAATGTTTCCGTTCTCATCAGCCAGCTCCCGCAGCCAGTCGACATGCCGAAATCCGCACTTCCACAGGTGCTCTGACCAATCCGACAGGTAGGCCGGGTGCGTGATCGCACCGACGCCGGCAACCATCGGGAGGTTGCGGAGCGCCCAGGCGACGTGCTCGCGGGGCTTGTTCGGATCGTGAGCTTCCTGAGTGGGGATCTGCGACATGGCGTGCCTTTCGTTAGAGCCACCCCGCCTGACCAAGCCCACCGTTGATGCGCTTGATCTCTTCGAGGATGGACAGTGCTGGGTTCTTCGGTTCGCGGTAACCGATCGCGATCTCAAGCGGCTTAGGGCCGTTGGTGCCCTGGCTGTACTTGATCTTCTTGATCCGCTCCACGAACAACTGGTGCTCGACCGGGTAGCCGAGGACCGACGTGCCCACGCGGTCACCAATCCAGCAGTGGCCGTAGGGCTTTGGCGCGAAGATGTACGGAGCGGCGTCCGACACCTTGAGGGTGTGGGCCGTCCGGGCCCGCGTCTTGTGGATCTCAGCGGCGATGGCCGCGAACGCGCTCAGGGTGAACGCCCTCATCGACCCTTCGGGACCGCCCTCGAAGTAGTGGAAGTCACCGAGGTCGGAGACCACGTCTTCGAGACCAGAGATCGGCAGGCGGATGCCCGACGCACGCAGCGTCGGCACCTCCATGAACGCACCGAACACGTCCTCGTACAACGGCTTCAGGATCGCGTCCAGCGTGCCGCCGAGAGGCGGAAGGTCGATCATGCCGCCGAGAGCCTGGTTGATCAGGCTGGTGAGGAAGTCGCCTCCCACGTTCACCGCCGTGCTGATGCCCTCGTTGATGCCCGGAGCTGACTGTCCTCCTGCGATGAAGCTGGTGTCAGTCGCCTCGTAGTACGAGAACTCCGACGACTTGATCCCGGTGAGCGGACCCTCTTCGAACACGACGTGCGGGGCCATCGGGCTGGTGCCCATGAAGTAGGGCGAGTAGTACTCGCCGGGGAACGTGTAGTCCCCGGTGAACACGTCGACACCCTCGACCTGGCCGTCGCCGGCCAGCGTCACCATCGCCCGGAGGAACCCGGTGAGCCAGGAACCGCCGAACGCGGTCTGGGTTCCCCAGCCGCTGTTGTCCTCGATGTCCCAGACCACGCAGCCATCCCGCAGGGGGATCTTCTGCAGCAGGTCTTCGACGGGATCGAGACCCCAGATGCCCTTGAGATCCTCGAACGGATGCGGGTCGCGGTCCTTGATGTACCGCCGACACGTCAGCGTGAGCTGATGGTCCTCGAGGTGCTGCTTGGCAACGTCGTAGAACTTGCCGAACCGGCTGAACACCATCGTCACCGGACTGTTGTCCGCGAGGAACGGGAACGGCTTGACGATGTTCCGCCAGTTGCTGGGATTGAACGACGGGCCCATCCACTCGTTGATGTCCGTGGGGTCGTCCGGGATCGTCCACAGGCTCGTCTCGAGCCGGAGGAGGTTCACAAACAGCGTCACCAGCAAACACCACTTGGCCGGACCAAAGATGATCCAGACCTTGGGAAACTGCAGTTCAGGGCGTAGGAATGGATTACACCACACGCGGATATGCTGGGTCTGGGCGTAATCGTGCAAAAACACGATCTCCAGATACGCATCCCCGGAATCGGTCTTGATGACCCGGTAGTGATCCATCATCCCGGTCCATCGAGCGCCTTGCTTCTCGATGTTGATGATGACGTTCCGCTTTGCTCGACCCCGGTGGTTCATCACCCACTTCGCCAGGTAGTGGCTCAGTGAGAGCTGCAGGGTGCAGTTGCCCACGTCGTTCTCGATGAACTCCCACTCGAGGAGGCGCTCGCCTGCGACGATGCCCCGGAGGCGGAAGTCGCCATCGCGCAGCTCTACGTCGGCCGGCTTGAGCCGTTCCTGCTCGCGCTTGCAGCGTCGAAGCTGGATCTTCTGCCAGAGATCCTCGGCCTGCCGAACGCTCGTCAGGCCACTCACTCGAGCCCCCAGCAGCGCGTCCACGGCCTCGGGAGGCGGATCGTTACGACTTGCCCCGGAGCGCACCCCGACGCGTCTATGACGAACTCAGCCTCTTCGGTGTACGGCGGGATCGAGTTGCGGAACCGGACCCCGTTCATCCGCGCCCAGACGGGCGAGCCCGACTCGGAGGCGATCTGCTCCTCGCGGCGGTCGGTGTCGATGACGCAGTTCTCGCCGTAGATCAGCCCCGGCGTCTTGACACGCCGGTTGCGGTACTCCTCGTCCTCGAACGAGTAGTCCGGGATGACGAACTGCGTGAACGGAGCCGTCTCCCAAGGGATCTCCACGTTCGGAGGGAACGGCCAGGGGAAGTTGGGCACCTTCTCCTGTGAACCGGGGACGGTCCACTTCGGGAAGATGTACTGGTCGGTCGGGTTGAGCCCGCCCTGTCCAGCGCCGATGCGAAGACGCAGCGTCTCCTTCGGCAGCTCTTCCCACGGCCAGATGCCGCCCTGCCACCAGTCCGGTTCGAACCGGGTGTCGGTCTTGGTCTTGACCGAGAACACTCGGTCGTCCTCGTACCAGAACGGGTCGTACGCGATGCACGACATCACCGTCAGGTTGATGGAGTTGCCACGCGGGTCGGTCTTCATCTCGACCTTGGGGGACTCGAACAGCCGCAGCTTCAGGTAGCGCGTACCGGAGTCCGGGGTGGTGACGTAGAGCTTGCAGTCGCGGTTGAACGCCCAAGCCTTACGCCACTCGCTGTCTCGCGAGAGCCAGGACCGGGGTCCGCTCTTCGCGTCGTTGAGGATCTGGACGCCGAAGACGATGTCTCGCTTCAGGATCCGGTGGTTCAAGTAGCGAGCACCGGGGAAGTTCCCCGGCTCCTCAATCACGACCTTGACGGGAGGGTCGTAGAAACAACCCTCCACGTCTGTGGCCAGGAACGCGCCCTGGTCACCGGTCGTCAGATTGAAGAACTCACCATTGACACCCTCGAGTTCAACGACGGTGTCGGTGATCAATGGTTACCTCCTGGTGTATGTCAAGTCGGACGCCTACTGCCGGCCAACGACGGCCAGTGCGTCCTTCGACTCCTGGCGGTCCTTGATGTCCAGCGCCTCGTCCACCGAGCCGATCTGGAAGATGTACTGCGTGCCTTCGGTGATCAGCTTCGAGAGGAAGCCCTCACCGGAGATCCCGATGTCCGAGAGGAACTGCTTGCCAGTCGCCTTCGCGAAGTCGACCGGGGCCGACATCAGCTTGGAGATCTGCGACTCGAGCGATCCGGCTCCGCTGGAGCTGGTCTCGTCGTTGTAGTCGCCAGCGAGGTCGAGCATCTCCTTCTGCGTCTGGAGCTGTTCCTTCATGTCCCGCAGCTTCTGAGCCTCGGCCTTCAGACCCTCGTTTCCGGTGGCCTTTGCCTGCAGCTCAAGGGCTTTCGCCTGCCGCTCGTACTTCTTGATCTCGGTGCCGAGCACCTTCTCCATGCGGCTCACGTCCTGCTTGGAGAACCCCTGCAGGAGGGCGGTCGGATCTTCGGTGCCGGTGGCTACCGCCGCCGCGACCTGTCCAGCCAGCGCCTTGGCCTGCTCGAGGACGGGCGCGAAGCCCTTGTCGAGACCGATGGCGTAGCCCTGGCCGGTGAAGATGCCGAACTGCTCGAACAGCTTCGACGGCGAGTTGATCCCGAGGAATCCCTTCACCGCGCCAGCCACGCTGGACGCCAGCTCCTTGGCCTTGGCGACCGCGCCGCTGATCATCCCGCCGATGCCGTTGATCAGACCCTGGACCAAGTCCTTGCCGGCCTGGAGGCCGATGGACATGAGGTTGGCCAGAGCGGACTGGATCATCCCCGGTAGCTCTGCTGCCTTGGCAGCGATCTCCTGAGCGCCACTGGCGAAGCTGGCCACCCACTCGGAGACCTTGGCGATGACGCCAGAGATGATCCCCATCAGGTTGGCCATCGCACCGATGAGTGCGCCGCCGATGGAAGCACCGACCTGCAGCGCCGCACCGGCCACGCTGATGAGCGCGGAGGCGAGCGGCATGATCGTCGGGAGCATGTTCGCGAACGACTGCGCCAGCGAGACGATCGACGGCAGCATCTCAGCGATCTTGGGGACCAACTGGATGAACGCCGGAACCAACTGCTGCGCGATCATCGGAGCCAACTGCACCGCCGCACCGACCAACTGGCCGAAGGCCGTAGCGAGAGCCGGGATGTGCGGAGCGAGGCTGGTGACAAGCACGTTGGAGAGCTGCGAGAAGGACTGCAGCAGCCCCGGAATCATCGGCTGGATGGCGTCGAGCGCCGTCTTGAGCGTCCCACCGAGGAGGGTCGCTACCTGCGTCAGAATCGGGCTGAGAGCCTGCAGGTTGCCCGTCAGGAGTGTGCCGAGCGTGTCGGCCAGCGTGGTGAACGCTGGCGTGAGCGCCGTGATGATGGGAGCGAGGGCAGTGCCCAGCGTGCCGAGCACGTTGCCGATCAGGCTGGCGAACGAGGTCAGCGCCGGCATGGCCGCGACCAGGAGGTCTCCGATGCCCGTCAGGAACGTGTTGAGCGGTCCACCGAGCTGGCTCATCGCCTGCAGCCCGGACTCCATGAGCCGGGTGAACAGGTTGGTGACACCGTCGAGGGTCTGCGAGAGACCCTTCATGGCCCCGTCGAACACCCCGTTGGAGGTGACCCGGTTGACCATGTCGTTGAACTGCGTCGAGAACTTCTCCAGCGACCCGGTGAGGTAGCCGAAGGCACCCGAGCCCGCGTTGGCGAGCGTCAGGAACGACTGGGTGAACTGGTTGGCGACCGGCTGGAGCTGTTCGAAGAAGCCCTTGGTGTTGGCCAGGAACTGCTCGAGCTGAGCCGGTCCCGCGCCCTTGGTGAGCGCGTCAGTGACGCCCTGGAACATGGTCGACATGCCCGAGGCCACGCCCTGCATGCCCGTGGTGAGCATCGGCATGAGCGTCTGGAGCTGCTGGAACTGCGGCAGGAGAGCCTGCTCGAAGGTGGACGAGACTGCCGTCTTCATCGCTTCGAACTCGTCGGTCAGCGGCTTCGCCGCCGCCTTGATGCCGTCCATGCCCAGCGCGATCGCACCGATGCCGACGCCTGCGGCTCCGATGAGCGAGGGCAGGCCAGCCAGCAGACCGGAGATCAGCCCGATGGCCGGCGCAGCCGCCGCCAGGATCCCGATGCCCATCCACGCGTAGCGGGACATGCCCAGGAACTGGGTGCCCAGATTCCTCACCGAGGACGCCGCTCTGTCGGCGTCGTTGCCGATGTCTCCGAGGCCACCGCCGATACCGCGTCGGTCGCGGTCGACGTTGACATCCACGTCCACGCCCCTGGCGGCTTCCATCCGAAGCTGGGCCATCAGTCGCCGGAAATCAGCCCTGGCCTGAGCCGCATTGCTGAGGTGGGCGTTCACCTCGATGTCGGCCGACATAGTCCGTTCGATCTCTTCGAGATCGTTCTTGAGTTCCCTGCGGAACTCCTTGGTGTTCGGGCTGACCTTGACTGAGATCCGTGCGACCTCTACGCCAGCACTATTCGGCATTCGCCTCCTCCCTTTCCCTTCGTTCTCGCGCCGCCTTCTTCGCAGCCACGACCATCGCGGCGAACGAACCCGGCTTGGGCGCATCGTTTTTCGGTGTCATGTCGTCGGGACGGGGGTACGGCTTGGGTGCCTTGGGCTTGGCCTTGTTCGGATCGCGGTGCGCCATCATGAACAGGTGGTTGCCTGCCTGCACGGCGTCGTAGATGTCCGCGAGCGCGTAGCGGTCCTCGTCCCAACCCCGGTACTGCTGTCCACCGCGACGTTCCGCGTAGAACGCGCCGTCTCTCGGAAGGCAGAGCACCAGGGCCAGAACGAATCTCGGTGAGATCGGAGCCTCTTCGCTGAACAAATCCCGCAGGTCTACCCGGTAGTACTGGAGGAGGTCAGCGAGGATCGCCCCGCCGAACTTGTCGATCAGTTCGGCGAGGACGCGGCTTCCCCCAGTTGGGTTTCCCTCATCCAGGTCCGCAGCACCGCTGCGTACAGCTCGGCGCGGATGCGTGGATCCTCTTCGGCGTCGAGTTCGGCGATCAGCTTCCTCGGGGAGGTGGCGATCAGCCGGAACACCTTGGCGACGACCTCGCAGGCCAGGATCGAGTACTCCTCGATCAACTCGTCGGCGTCCTCGTCTTCCTCATCGATCTCGGGGATGTCTTCCATCTCCTTGACCGCTTCGACCACGGCCTCGCGGCTCTTCTTGCCCAGCTTCAGCAGCGGCTTCAGCTCGACGGTCACGTCATCGGAGAGCCCGATCAGGACGGGCTCGTACTTCTTCTTGGTCTCGGCCTTGAGGGCGTCGAGAGTGAATACGTTTGTCATGGCGAACCTTTCGTGTTCGGCGGGCTTGAGATGGCGGGCTGGAGGGGGAGGCAAGGCCCGCCAAGGAAACCTCCCCCTCCGGGGGTGACAGCCGGGTGGCTGTCAAGTACTACGGAGTCGGATCGACCACGTTGAAGAGGTCTTCGTTGATCCAGGTGAAGGGCAGTTCGTCCTCGTAGTCGAGGTAGGTGAACCGCACCGGCAGAGCCGCCAGGTCATCGATCGGCAGCTCGATGCTGTCGTCGCGCTTGACGCTCGCGGAGTGTGCGTGATGCCCGAGGCGAAGGTCGCCGTCCTCGATCACGATGAACACGGCCTTCTCGTTGGTCTGGCCGGTCTTCACACCGAACACACCGGGGGTCGAGGAGGCGTTCGGGCCGTAGTACAGGCCGAGCGACCGCTCATCGAACTGGTGCAGCAGGATCGTCACGAAGTCGATCGGATCCTCGGTGCTGATCTCGCGGAGCTTCTTCTTCTGCCAGGAGCCCTTGACCTCGGAGTCGCCGCCGTCGAAGCCGAACTCGGGGAGCGTGCCTCGGCTGGTGTGGCCGACGCTCTCCCAGCCGGTGGCACCGGTCCAGGTCGAGGGGTCGCGGAGGTTGATCGTCTTCAGTGCGGCCGGCGAGGGTGGAGCGGTGCCTTCGTCACCGACGTACACGTAGCCGACCGCCGCAGTCAACACTGCGTCGTCATTTTCTGCCATGAGGCAATACCTTTCGGGTTAGGTGGTGGATCTCGGTCTGCGGACGCCGAGCCTGATCAGACCCTGGATGCGCCAGGAATCTGCGTACAGCGAGCTGAACTGAGTTGCGCCCATCGTTTCGTAGATGGAACTCAGATAGCCTGCGGGCGTGACGATCTGGTCACGCACCGCGTCGTAGAGCACGTCGAGTGCTTCCTCGTACAGCTCTTCCGTTTCGGGCAACCCCTCGCGGGTGTAGGCCGTCATCTCGATCACCGGCAGCGTGTGCAAGCGCGGTGCCTTCGGATTCCTGATGCCGCCGATGCGGCGTAGGTTGATGAACGGGAACTCTCGGAAGTCCACGTCGGGCACCCAGGTCGTGACCGTGACGCCCTCCAGCCGGGGGTCGCCCCGCAGGATCGGGGCCACCACCTTCTGAACGCGGGGGAGTCTCTGGTTTGCCATTCAGACCCCCTACGAGACCGCGCCGCCGATGGCGGCTCGGGTCAGGATGTAAGTGGCCTCCGGTGGCTTCGTCTCGGTGCCGGCGAAGAAGCCTGACGGCGCGTGGCCGAACTCCAGGGCGAACGCGTTGGGCGCGTGCAGCACGGTGTGGAAGTCGGTGGCACCGTCGACCTCTTCGATCTCGGCCGGGAAGTAGCCCTCTGGCGTGATGCGCGATGTGTCGTTCTGAGCGGCCAGATTCCTCCGGGCTCGCTTGGTCACGTCGTCGCGTACCTTCTTGACCTCTCTGCGGGTCTCAGCGGCCCGTGCAGCCACTCTGTTGGCGTTGGCGTAGACAGTGGCCATCAGAACCTCTTGATCGTGTAGTCGACGCGTGAGAGCGCCGGGGAGGAGTCGTAGACGGTGGCGTCTCCGAAGAGCGCCCACCGCTGTCCGTTCCACTCGATCTGGGACTGAGCCCCCAGGACGCCGTGCTCCTTGGTGAAGGAGCGCGGGAAGCGCATCCGGTAGACCTTCTCGGTCTCGAAGCCCTCGTTGTCCTGCTCGGCTCGGCGAGCAGAGGTGCCCGATTGATTGGCCACCTGGAACCGCGCAATGGCTGGTATGCCGACCTTCGAGGGCCGTGTTCGCTTGTTGCCGTCTGTGTCGAGCACCAGCTCTTCGGGGTAGACGATGCAGTCCTGATACCGGGCCCCGGTGTCGAGGAGGCTCATGAGATGTACGTCGCTCTCGGCTTGCGAGTCCGATCGACGTTGCCCCAGTTGATGCGCCAGTCGTGGACGCAGTAGCAGATCGGGGGATCGGCTTCGTGGTCGCAGAGGCTGTTGTCGACCTCGTCGGGAGTGACGGCCGGCGTGGCCGGCGGGTAGATGATCGGAGCCCTGTGGCGGTCGCTGGCGCTCATGTCGGCAGCACTATCTGCGGGGAGATGACCGACATCCGGGAGAGCCGGTTGACACCGAGCGTCGTCCACTCGTCATCGAGGATGACCAGCTTGCCCTGAGACAGGTCTGTGGAGAGCTGGTAGGTGTAAGCACCGTCAGTCTCCGAGATGTAACCCTCGGGGTTACGGACAAGTCGCAGAACGGCATCGGACTCGATGTCGATCAGGTCGGCCTTGAACGTCGCGTTGGTCATGACCTTGAGGTCCAGGTCCGGGATGCGGCGCTTGATCATTCGCTCTACCTGCTCGAGGCGGCGGGAGATCAGCGCCATGACTTCGGGCTCAGGCTCCTTGGCCCACAACACAACTACGTCATTTGCGGTCGCGTAGGCCACGGGCTACTCCTCAGTCGTAGGCTCCTGCTTGGGAGCGGGTTTGGTCTTGGGTGCGGCCCTCTTGGCCGGTGCCTTGCGGGCGGGCTTCGCCGCCTCGACGGCCTTGAACAGGCCGCTGGAGATCAGATGCTCGGCGTACTCGGGATCGACATCTGCGAACCCGCCGTTGGCGGTGGATTGGATACGCATGCGGTCCTCTCTGAATCCCCAGGAAGGGGGCCCCCGAAGGAGCCCCCAACCCGGTGGATGTCAAGTACTGCTTAGGCAGTGACGACGTTGGTCAGCTTGACGAACGCGTCCTTGTCGTTGCAGTGGAAGGCGTACTCAGCCTCGACGCGGACTGCGACGAGGTTGTGCTGCCACAGCGACACGAAGTTCGGCGCTTCGGGAGTGCCGAGGTTCAGGGTCGCCTGGTCGGTCACGTCGAAGGACAGACCGCCAACCTGGCCCCAGACCACCTGACGGAAGTCGCCCATGTAGCCGACCGTGGTACCCGTGGCGACGTGGTCGCTTAGGATGGTCGGGCGAGCGACGATCCGGCCGAGGCGGAACGGGCTGTTCTCCTCGGTGTAGGTGCTCTCGATGAAGAGCGGACGGCCGCTCTTGTCCTTGGCACCGTTGAGGATCGGCTCCACGATGTCGTCCAGCAGAGTGTGGGTCCACTTCTTGCCGGCGTTCACCAGGAGCGACAGGCCGTTGACGGCCACCGCGTCGTACGCGGTCAGGTCGTCCACACCAGCGCCGCCCGGATCCGCCAGCGAGACGCTCTTGGTCGTCTGCGCGAGGTAGGTCGGGAACGGGCTGTCCACGCCGTTCAGCGCGGCCTGGTCGAAGGCCAGCGCGAAGGCGGTGGCCACCTTGGTCCGCATGGTGCCGATGTAGTTGGCGGGGTTCGCACGGACGGTTTCCGCCGACGCCACGAAGATCGTCGCGATCTTGTGGGGAGCGATCGTCTGCGAAGACATGTTGCCCTTGGTGATGGGCTTCATGTCGCCTTCACCGATCCACTGCGCCGACACGTCGCCGACCCAGTGCGGGATCTTCTGGCCGGTCGTGCCCATCGGGATCTTCTGGGCGAACTGCTGAACGATTGAGGTCTTCTCGGCCTCGGCGAAGTAGTCCTTCGCCTGCTCGGGCTCGAGGTAGCCCTTGAACATCGTGTCGCCCGTCTGGGCGATCTGCGAGTGGTCAACTGCGAAAGCAGTGCCTGCTGCCATTTCTTGCTATCTCCTTGTGTTGGAAGGGGTTAGGAAATCCCGAGCGTCTGCTTGATCGCGTCGAGGATCGGGTCTCCGTTGAGCGGCATGTCTGCCTTGCGCCCTCCGAAGCCCTGGGTGGGATCGAATCCGGGAACGGGCTTCCGGTCGAAGCCGCCGATCAGTTCGAGGTTGGCCTTGGCCGATGCCTCGATGCTCTCGGCGTCGGTGCCCTGCAAGATCGCAACGAACTGCTGGACCTTGTCGCTGGGAACCTTCGCGGCCAGGCTGGTCTCGTACTTCTGGAGCAGAGTCCATGCCTTGGCGATCTCGTTCTCGAGTTCGGTGATGCGGGTGTCGCGGGCGACGAGTTCGGCCGTGTGGGCTTCCTTCGCCTCCTTGACCGCCGCTTCAACGGCGTCCTTCTTCGCGAGCCGTGCGGCTGCCGCCTCGTTGCGAAGCTCCTTGACGTATGCCTCGTCGAAGACCTTCTGAGTCGGTTCCACTGGCGTGGGGGTGGCCTCCGGGGCCGGGGTGCCAGCGGGGGTGCCTTCTGGGGTTGCGGTGTCGGACATGTGTTTTCGCCTCCTGGGCATGTTGAATGAGCCCACCTGGGGCTCGGGGACTACGCAGCTAGGGCGTAGTTGGACATGGTGATTTCGCCTGCGTACAGGCGACGGCGGAGCGCGTTCTGCGCTTCCTTGTTGTGGTTCTTGGAGCGGGCCTCACCGGACTCGATCAATCGAGTCGCTTCCTTGCTGGCGTCGATCCAAAGTCGCTGCGCCCGTAGGGCAGCATCTCTTCCGGGCCAGTTCTGTACGTCGAAGACCGGGACGACCAGGCAGTCACACCCTGTGTGCCACTGCTCCATCTCGCCTCGGGTCAGCTCCCGGAACTTCTCGAGATCCTCGCCGGCCTCGTTCCAGAGGTCGATCACGGTCTCGTCATCGAGGTTCATCCCACCGGAGCTGGCCTCGCGGTATGCGAGGTTGCCCTTGTGGTTGACCTCTGCTCCCCGTGCGATGAGCATCAGACACCAGGCGCATGTTTCGCGCCCGGTGGCGACCCTCGCCCAACCCTGCACCGTCTGCGGTGCCGGATCGTTCTTGACAGCGCCGATGATCTGTCGGCGTGGTGCCATCTCCACTTCGCGAACTGCCGTCAAGGCCGCGCTGGTCACCGCACTACGGGGAGAGTCGGCCTGCGACATACCCTTTCGTGCGGGCTGCATGTTCTTGACGAACCACTCCCACTGAAGATCGCTCCGCAACCTCTCGTTGCGGGGAAGCTCAGGGTGGTGGAGTTCGCGCTGGGAGTCGTAGAAGGTGCGGCCCAGGTCGGCAGCTTCCGCATACCGACGCTGGACCTCGGGGAACAGAACTTGGAGGAACCTCAGCCACTCAGCCGTGATGAGCGCGGGCCCGGTGAACAGGCCAGCGAACCGCTGGACGTAGGTGGCCAGACCCGCCGTTACCGCCGCCTGCGCGGCTGCGTACTCCTCGGGGGTCACTTCGCGGGCTCACCGCCCTCGATGGCCGGCGGGGCCTTCGGAGGTGCCGTGGGGCTCGGAGAGCCTGGAACCGTGGGGTTGGGGTCGACCATCGTGCCGATGAGTCCGAGGCCCATAGCGGCCTCTTCCTCGTCCCAGCGGCGCATCTCTTCGCGCTCCTTGACGGAGTAGCCCATGTCGATGCGAGCACGCTCACGCGGGATGACGCCCTGACCGTTGCCGTACAGCTTCGTGGCTGCGTCGGCCTTGGCCGCGTACGTCGGAGTCGACGGGTCGCGCCAGATGGTCTCCATGCGGAGCATGTCGGGCGGCACGTCGCCGCCCTTCATCATCCGGTAGGCGATCCGCATCGCCTCTTCCCATGCGCCACCGAAGATCAGGTTCTTGCGCTCGACCAGCTTGATGAGTCGGCTCTCAGCGGCCCTGATCGCCTCAGCAGAGGCCGGATTGTCCGCAGCGGTGGAAAGGTACTGGGGAGGCAGTCCCGTGTACGCAGCGACCTTCTTGTCGATCTGGTCGAGGGCCGTGGTGAAGTTGGCCAGCTCGGCTGCCGAGAACTGCTGGATCTTGCCCTCGGCGTCCTCGAACGCCAGGATGCGTGCGAGGTAGGCGTCGAAGAACGTCTGTCCGGTCTCGGGGTCGACACCGATCTCCTCGGGCTTGATGCCGAAGATGAGTCGCTGGGGGACACCCATCAGCTCTGCAGTCGCCTGCATCAGCATCAGGATGCGAGCCGCGATGTCGGTCATCGACCGAAGCTCCGGGGTGATCTCGCTCGAGCCGTACAGGTCCGAGAGCCGGTTGCGGTTCGGCAGCGGTACGACCGGCACGACGCCCAGGCCGTGCGGGTTGTTGAACCACTCCTGCCAGTCGCCCTCGGAGTTCTTGAACCATCCGAAGGTGTCGGTGGGGGTGTACAGCGTGGCTGCCTGGACCTCGTTGCCCTCAGCGTCGTAGGCGACCCGGACGGCCCGCGACACCCGGCCGATCCGGGGATCGATCTCGGCGTGCATGCGAGTCGGTGGTTCGACCCGGATGATCGGGGTGTTGGGATCCCATCCGATGTCGAGCTGCGGGTCGGGCTTGCTGATCGTGATGTACGACCGGCCGTGGACGTAGGCGTCGGTGTAGCCCAGCGGGGCTTCGATGTCGAGGTTGTTGGCCTGCCACCACTCCCACAGCTCCTCGTCGGCCTCGTCGGCATCGCCGAGGCGGAATCCCTCGGTCTGCTGACGCGCTGCGATGGAGTCGACGTAGAGGCGGGGGTATCCGACGTGGGCCAGCAGCGACTGCATCTGCTGCGGGACCGTGACGCCGATGGCCTCTGGCCGGCGCTCTGCTTCGTAGTAGCTGGTGTTGCTCGCGAGATCCTTCGTGGCGTTCTCGAACGCGTCGAGCATCTCGTCCCGCGCCTCGGCGGGATCTGCGATCTCCTCCTGTCCGGGTAGCGGGGCGGTCATCGCACCATCACCATCCGGCCACTACGTGCCTTCTTGCTCATGAGGTAGTCCTGTCTCGCCCCGAACGCGAGGACGCCGCAGACCGCAGCGTCGATCTTCTTGCTGGAGTCCTTGGTGACCTTGCGAATCGCAATGGCGTCATAGGTGGTTGGATGTCGTTTGGCGTTCAGAACGTGTTGCGTCAGAACGGGATCGCCGTCGTGCCAGACCTCGCGCTCGAGGACCGCGTCTTCCAGACGCTCGCAGTCGAACGCGAATCGCTTCTGCTGGCCGCGCATGTCGAACGCCACCGGGTTGTTCGGGCTGGCGTTGACCTTGAGCTTCTTCTTGTAGGTCCGACCCCACTGGTCGACGTACGCCTCGAACTCCTTCACGTCGGCGCGGAAGGCGACCACGTCGTACCGCTGGAAGGCGGAATGCACTGTGGCGTCTACGTCTTCGCGAGGAACCTCGCCGCCGTACTTCTGGGGATCCCAGATCTTGATGACGAAGAGGAAGCCGTCCGAGACCCGGCAGCCCACCAGGGCTGTCCAGTCGTTGGACTTCGAACCGTCGAAGCCGAGGGTGATCCTCTGGCCACGCTCCAGCGGGAGGAACTCGTTGCCGGTGCGCTCGAGGTAGGTCTTCGGGTCTGCGAAGCAGCGGTTCCATTCCTGCGGTGACAGCCAGGAGTCCTCGGAGGCGTTGACCTGATTGAGGAACTTGCGCCGTGACTCGGTGATCGAGTTCTTGGTCGACAGGATCGACTTGATGATGTCTTCGATCGGAAGCCAGGTGCTGTCGCCTCGGGCGATCAGCAGCCCCTCGCGGAGCTTGGCGATGCCCTTCTCGAATCCCTCGGGATCTTCTTTCTGCGACGGGATCTCGGAGATGGGGGTATCGGCCGGCGCTTCCAGCGCGTCGTACATCAGGCCGGTGTCAACGTCCTCACCGGAGAGGATCTTCTGGTAGGAGACGTACGCCTTCTCGGCGACGGTCTCGGTGCCGGGGATGTGGGCGTTGCAGATCGAGAGCGTGCGAGCGCCCTCGACCTTGGTCATGTTGCCCTCGATGACTTCCGACATCGAGTGGCCCTCGTTGACCTTGCCGTCCGGTCCCTGGCCCCACCACTGCGTCTCGTTCTGGACGACGAACGTCGGGCGGTTGCCCTCCATCGACGCGGGGCTCGAGGTCGCTGCCTCGATGCGGCCACCGGCCGAGGAGTAGATGATGAAGCGGTTCACGTCCAGGCCGTACTCGGCCTTGAGCTTCTTGCTGATCATCACCGGGAACAGCGAGAACGTGTTCTTCGTCTGGTCCTGGCTGACGGCCGCGACGGTGACCCACGCTGCGGGGCGCGGCTTGCCGATCGCCTGGCCGGTCTCATCGAAGTGCGAGAACGCTACTGGGCCACAGAGTTCGGCCAAGCACAGCGCGGCGGTGAACGGATCCTTGCCCCAGCCCTTGAGCCGGCGGATCACGCCCTCGCGGTAGACGTACTGGCCACGGCTGTCCACGGCGTACCACCAGAGGACTAGGCGAACCTGCTCGTCGGTGGGGATGAACATGTTCTCGTTCTCGAGCAGTCCCGCTTCGGACAGCTCGATCAGAAATCTGAGTCTGGCTGGATCGTCATGCCCGCCTGGGGTGTTGACGTAGTCGGACAGCCACTTCAAGACGCCCCACCCGAGGGTCATCTTGGGATCAGGCAGATGCCAATCCCCGTCGACCGTCCTCTGCCAAGACGGGCCGATGATGTGCGGAGGCGACGGGGCAAGCTCCGGGTGGTGATTACCGAGGCTCACCCCGCCTCCTTCCTGGTGTATGTCAAGGCTGACGCAGGAAAGCGACAGCCGGGTAGCGGTTGTACAGGTGCGGCCACTTCTCGCCCTGAGTCGACTTCGACAGGAACGACAAGGCGTCAATGATGGCTCTGGCCATCGCGATCATCTCGAAGAGAGGACGGCCCGCCAGCTCACCGAGCTGGGCGACCACGGAGTCCTTCCCGCCGTAGAAGCCCTTGGCCTCCATGACGATCCGGCCGATGGCCACCTCGTATTCGTGCATGTCGTCCTCCTTGATGGAGGCGTACATGTCGCCGTCGTGGGCGTAGTCGCGGACCTCGAAGCCGTAGACCTTCATGGCCTGCTCGAGCGCCTCGAGACGGTCCTCGGGGATGCCCATCGTGTCCGGGGCAGCGACCGGGTGGATCCACTCATCGGAGTGAGCGAAGCCCTTCTGCCGCATCGGGTTGCCCCACAGCACGACCTTCTTGAGCCGGTGGACGTACTTGTGCAGACGCCCCTTCGGGTTGATCAGCTCATGCTTGAGCACGTAGGAGACCGCGATGGCTCCCTGCGAGTAACCGGCCATCGAGAACTCGTCGTTGTTGCCGGCGAGCTTCTGGTCGATCTGGAGCACCAGCTCCGCGATGGCCTTGTCGTACGAGGGCTTCATCGGGAACGCGGCGGCAGGGTAGTTGCCGATGGGCTGCCAGCGGTAGATGTCCAGCACGTCCCGCGCCACGTCGGCCGGAAGGCCGGGGCCCAGAGGATCTGCCATCCCGGTGCCGTGGACTGTGAACAGCCACGGCTTCGCGGGAAGCAGGTACGCGAGGTCACCATCGGTGACGATCCCGTCCGGGGTCTGGTGAGTGCGGCGCTCGTACTCTCGCTGGACCTCAGCGTCGTCCAGGCCGAAGTAGCCGTCCACGGCGAGCTTGCCCGCGTAGGAGACGAACCGGGCCTTCATGACCCGGATCCACCGGTCGACTACCTCTCCGCTGGAGCCGACCTTGAGGCTCATCGGTCTTCCGGCCTGCGCCAGGCGTTCTCGAGCGAGTAGAGGCTGTAGGCCGTGGGCGCTCCCGCGCCCAGGATCTGCGAGGCCAGCGGGCCGAGGTTGACCGCTTCGGCAGCTCGCTGCACGTCCGAGAGGACGTTGCCCACCACGCTGGTGACCTTCTCGACCTCAGCCTGTGCGGCGTCACGCGCCGCGATGACCTGCTCGATGCCTTGGGTGATCTTCTCCGAAGGCGGGGTGGTGTCCTTGTTCGGAGTGCCGAACGTCGCGCCGCCGGCCGTCAGGGCCGCGCCGAGACAGCCGAGGATCTCTCCCAGGCTCAGGACCGATAGATCAGGACCGCCAGCGGCGACGGCCGCAGCGCCGAGACCGGCGGTGACAGCCGCCATGACCGCCTTGGCCACTACGGGGAATGTGTACTTCATCGTGCTCCTTGGGCGATATACGCCTTGAGTGCTTCGGGATTGGCGCGTTCCACGTCGGCCAGCACTTGCTTGGCGTGGTTGACCAGGAACGGGTCCGGGGTGGTGCTGCCAGGACGAATGACGCCGGGGAGGGTGCCCCTCGCAGCCCGTACCACCAGATCGATAGCCCACAGCTCGCCGCGCTCCGCGCTCTTCTCGACGCGGTCTTCCCAGCCGAATGTCCGGGCGTCGAGCACGGCACCCGCGAAGGTGCGCCGACGCTCGTTGCTCTCGCGGTACATGTCCTCGTTCTGGAAGAGCTTGCGAAGCTCTCCGTATTCGGGCGCTGCAATCCAGCGCAGCAGGTTGAGAACCTCGCGCTGTTCAGCGTCGTTGAGTGCGGACAAGAACCCGTCCTCTCCTTGTGGTTGTGTGGGCACCAGGCCGGCAGCGAGCTGCTTCGGGTCTTCACGGCCGGGAAGGCCAGCGCCCCAATCCGATCCGCTCGGATTGCGGGTGAAGATGCGTGCAGCGACGATCGCCTGCTGATGCGGGGTAGCGAGTCTCGCGCTCGGCGCGAACTGCGTGCCGTTGTGCGCCCGCCATGTCTTCGGGGTGATCTGGAACAGACCCTCGGCCTCGTTGCCGCCTGAGTTCACATCGTGGATCTGCTGGATGATGTCGGCGATACCGCTCGACTCACGCTCGATCAGATGGGCCCAGGCAGGGCTCGGGGAGGTCCAGGTGCCGTTCGACCGCTGGGTCAGCGGGACAGTCAGCTCTCCGGTGGACGCGGGTGCGTCCTCGAGCTTGGCGTCCAGGTACCAGAAATCGTGGAAGAGCCGGTCGTTCCAGGCGCGTGCGCCGTCGTAGAGGAACACGCCGGGGTTTCCGCCCCGGCTCTCCCAGTCGACGCCTCGGTCGGACATCTTCACCGGACCACCGGGGATGTCCATCGTCATCAGCGTGCAGGCGGTGTGCGAGTTGACCCCGCCGCCGCCGTGCTGGAGCCCGACGAGCATGACCGGCTTGAACGGCAGGGCCGCAACGCCGCCCGGAGGCAGCCTCTTGAAGCCCAGGTCGTAGACGATCTTGTGGTCCAGGCGGAAGCTCTCGGTGGAGCCGTAGCGGTTGCCAACCCAGTCGGTGCGACCGCCGTACCAGGCGGCGGTCTGCAGCACCAGGCCAGAGCAGTCGGTGGACCGCTTCGGGTCGTTGGTGAATGCGCCGCCGTAGGCGTACGGGAGGCCGGCGCGGGCGCGGGCTCTGTCGTGGACCTCCTGCGCCCTCTGGCGCGTCACGACGAAGGTCATTAGACCCCCAGTGCCAGCGCGAGCACCTTCACGACGGCGTCATCGATCTCGCCGGGGATCAGGTCCGGGTGTTCCTTGAGGAACTTGACGGCCCGCTTCAGTGCGAAGACCGCGATCTGTGCTTGGAGTGCCTGCATGGCTCTCCTCCTTTCGGTGGATGTCAAGTAGTGCGCCCGAGGGGAGTCGAACCCCCACCTCCTGGTACTTCGGCACGCCGACGACTCGTCAGCCGTCGCGTTATGCGCCTTCACCAGCCGTCCTGCCGATTAAACGACGGGCTGCAAGTTTGGAGTGCCCGTTGCATTCAGTCGGGGAACGGGCTCGAAAACCGAGCTAGGGCAACACCTCTGGGTAGGTGGCCGCTAGCTAGACTGTGTAGGGCTGCCAGTTTGCCTTGGGCGTGTAGGCCAGCATGAAGTTGCGGACCAGCGGGTTCTCCTCGAGGAAGGGGCCGATCGTGTCGTAGACGATCTGGGCTTCCGCCAGGTCAGCGCACACTGAGATGTACTGGACCCACTCGCCTTCGGGGTCGGGCAGACCCTCGTACATGACTGCGAACGTGTAGTGGTCGTCGGGGTTCATTCGTCCTTTCAGTACGCGTACAGGAAGACAGCTCCGGGAGCCCCGTTGCCGCCGTTCTGACCGGAGAACGCGCCGCCCTGTCCACCAGGGCCACCGCCTCCAGGTGGGTTGCCTGGGACGTTGGTCACGCCGCTGCCGCCTCGCGGGCGCTCAGCACCGCCGACGTACAGTCGGCCGTTCCAGGTGAAGTTGCCAGGGGACTTGCCGGTCATGTTGCCGGCACCGATGACGCCGTTGCCGCCGTTGGCGGTCAGTGTCCCGACGCCTGTTGCGACGGCCGTGGTGTCTCCACCACCGCCTCCGGGCATGCCGGGTATGGCACCGAAGCCCCAGCTCCCGCCGTTACCGCCAGAGCCGATCACTCCGCTGACGACGGCGAGATCCCACGGGATGTCGACGCCTCGCTTGAGCGTGACGGCGTTCCACGACCCGGCGTTGCCGCCGAGGCCGTTGATGAACGATGAGCCTGAGCCCTGCCCACCACCGCCAGCACCGAGGATGATGATGTCGATGTAGCGGCAGTTGACCGGGAAGAACCACTGCCACGCGCCTGCGGCGGTGAAGGACTGCGAGACCGGGGAGATGTCCGGCCAGACGAGGTCGTTGCCGAGGAAGATCCGATCCGGGGTCTGGGTGCCGACGCGGAAGTTGGTCAGGTTCGTGCTGCCGAGTCGAATACCCATGTCAGCCCACGATCACGTAGAACGTCGTTGGCACCTTGGAAATCGAATTGTACTGCGCCTGAGTGACTTTCACGAAGTCGAGCACGGTGTAGTTCGAGGACGGGACACCCATCGGACCCTGCTGACCCTGCGGTCCCTGAGATCCGGTGTCTCCCTTTGGTCCTTGAGCACCTGTGTCACCCTTCGGCCCCTGCGGGCCGGTATCCCCCTTTGGACCCTGAATGCCTTGTGGCCCTTGCGATCCCGTGTCGCCCTTCGGTCCTGCTGGACCTTGAGCGCCTGCGGCTCCCGCCGGTCCCTGTGGACCCTTGAGGGTGGCCAGCCATTCGGCCTCGGTGCCTATGAAGCCCTCTTCGAGAGCGACTTGGTACGCCGAGTAGCCGAGCGGGCCGCGCTCCCCTGTGGTGCCCTGCGGACCCTCCGGGCCGCGTGGGCCTGTGGCTCCGGTGAGACCCTGTGGTCCCATCTCGCCCTGGTCGCCTTTGTCGCCCTTCGGACCCTGAGCGCCGGTAGCGCCGGCCGCGCCTGTCGCGCCGGTATCGCCCTTCGGACCTTGGGCTCCGGTGTCGCCCTTGTCACCCTTCGGACCAGCAGGTCCGGTGTCGCCCTTGGGGCCTTGGATGCCCTGTGGACCCTGCTCGCCGGTCTCGCCGCGCTCGCCCTGGAAGCCTCTCGGTCCCTGCGGACCTTCGGGCCCGTGGACATCGAGTTCGTTCCAGGTGGTGCCGTCGCTGAGCCAGAAGAGGCTGGTGCTCTGGACGTACCACAGCTCGTACTGGTGTGCTGCCGGGTCGGGGAGGTCGGTGAGGACCGCGCCGTCGACCTGTAGGCCGTCGCCCTTCGGCCCCGGCGGGCCTTCCGGCCCTCGGGGTCCAGGCGTGCCTGGTAGCGCCAGGAGGTGGCCGTGGGGGCGCGGGGGAGTGACTACACCCTTCGGGGTGTCTCCGGGCTCGCTGCGGAGCTTCTCGGCGTGCCGTCCGCGTGGGACGGTGACGTTTCCGATCGGGCGCTGAGGGACTCCGACCACCGATCCGGTGGGGGAGCCGACGTAGCTGACTGCAGGCTTACCGTCCGGTGAGGAACCTCGAAGCTGCATCAGCCCAACCTCGCGACCGTCCCGCGTGCGATCGGATCACCGCCGGCAACCTCTCCCTCGGGGAGGAAGACCAGTTGCCACTTCGTACGCTCGCCGATCTGGTCGGCCTTGTCGGACTCGATCTTGAGAGAGGCCAGTGACCCCTCGATGACGAAGTCCCAGATGGTCAGCGGATCCCGTCCGGGCTCCAGCACCGTGACTGTGACGGCCTTATTGGTGCCGACCAAGTTGGTGATGTTCGCCGTGCTGGGCGGAATCGGTTGCAGCCCAAGCGATCCGGTGAACTCGATCGAGTACGTCCGGTTCCAGTAGAAGTTGGTGCTGACGGTGTTCACCGCGCCGATCAGGCCGGCGAAGCTGTTGAAGAAGTTCTTGACGGCCGTGGAGGTCACGTCGACCGCGAAGGTCACGATCCCGACCTCATCGAACGAACGCCTCGAGGTCACCAGCAGCTTGAAGTTGAACGCGTCGTTGACGACCATCGTGACATCGACGCCCAGGAGCTGTTCGAACGTGTTGAAGAAGTCGTTCGCCGCCTTGTTGATCGTGTTCACCAACTGCTCGGTCAGCGGCTTGCTGGCGTTGAGGTTGAAGTTCAGCGTCCACGCGGGGTACAGCGAGACCGGGTGGACCAGGCCGTTGCCCGCGCCCAGCGCGGCGTCAACCGCATCCTGCAGGTCACCGGCCAACCCCTGTGGGTTGTCCGACACGTCGTTGTAGTCGATGGCCGGGGTGTCGTGGCCGTTCAGGTTCAGGGTGTACGTCCCGCTCGTCGCGCCGGTCACGTAGATCTGGTGCAGCGCGTTGTGCTCGCCACCGGTCTGCAGCTCGAAGAAGAGCCGGCCGGCGGGGTAGGCGACGGGATCGCCGTTGGTGTCGAGGTTCTCGAAGACCCACTTGAAGTCACGTCCCCGCCAGAGGACGAGGCTGTCGGCGTCCGTGCGAATGCCGATGTCGGCCATGCGGTTTCCTTTCGGGGATGTGGGGAGTGTCAACCCCGGAGGGAGGAGCTACTGGTAGCGGCAGTGCTCTAGAAACCCCCTCCGGGGGACCATCTACCCTCCGCTCGCCTGCGATTGGACGAGGCGCTGCTTGAGCATGTCGGTCATGTCCAAGACCTTCCCGGCGGTCGGGTCACCGGGGTTCCGCTCGATCTCGAGCCGAACTCGTCTTCGATCGCCTTCTGTCAGCAGCAGCGAGGAGAGCATTTGGTTGATGGCTGTCAGCTTCATCGCGCCCACGGGCTTGCCGTTGTGCTGGGCTGCGATCAGCTCTTGGTTCAGGGTGTAGAGCGTGAGTCGGGCGAACTGCCAGTCGGTTGGCTCGTAGTACTTCACGGCCGCAGACTGCTTGATCGACTCGTACATCTCTTCGATGAGCGGATGCGTCTCTCCGAGGTGGCTCACGTCGCCCAGTTCGGGCGGTGCGAACGTGCCGATCACCTGGATCGTCTCGGTGGGATTCTCGGGTGCGTTCCGGCGAACCCGCTCTTCGTCTCGTTTTGCGATGGGGCCGCGTGTGCCCACTGTCACCTCCTGGGTGTAGCGGGCTCCTGGCCCGCTTTAACGACGCCCAGGATGGCGTTCTTCTGGGCGCTTCCTCCGGGCTCTGAGTTCTGCCTTCCGGGCGTTGCCCTCGGCGGATGATTTCTTCGCGTGACACCTGTGGCAGACCGCCTGCAGGTTGGATCGCGAGTGGTCGTTCCCACGCTTGATGTGGTCGACCTCGGATGCGACTCCTACGCAGCCATTCCACTGCAGTTCGCAGATCCAGTTCGCATCCCGCAGGACCGGGAGCCTGTAGTTCAGCTCCCAGTCCGGGGGAAGGTCATACCGGCGTCTCGAGGACGCCCAGCTCACTGGTCGGCCAGCTCCGACAGGTCGCCGGCCACGGCGTCTGCTTCCAGACGCAGGATGTCGAACGCCTCAGATGCGGTCTTGCCGGCGGCGTGGAGCTTGTCCATCGCCTGGAACAGGACGCTCGACTCGATCGTGCTCATGTCGCCCCTGGCGAACAGCACGTTCTGGTCGTTGGTGTACAGCGTCAGCCCGCCGGGGACGTGAGCCCAGCGGCCGGGACCGGAGAGAGGGAGCGCGGCGTAGTCGTCGGACGAGACGATGGCCTGGGCCTGGTCGACGTTCTTGTCGATGTTCACGGCTTGATCGCCTCCACTTCCATGATCCAGTTGCCGTTGGCGTCCTTCTTGACGCTCTTGATCTTGAACTTCGTCCCTCGGGGGAGCAGGAACTCGTTCTCGCTCGCGAGCGAAGAGAGAGCACCAGAATAGTTCCCGTCACCGGCCATGTGAACGCCCTTGAAACCGGGCGGCACCGAGATGGTGATCTGCACCGGCATCGAGGACATCGCGGCTTTGCCGCCGACCGAGGTCGAGGTGTACGAGTGGTTGGTGTACGACCGGCCGACGAGCTGGCTCAGGTCGTCGCCAGGCCCGGTGATCCCGAGCGACTGGAACTCATGCCAGCGGGTGCCGCGAGCGAGGTCGATGTGCTCGGGCGTGCGGGGAGCGAACTCCATGCCCTCGTCCATCGCCTTGATGCGCTCGGCGAGGTTGTTGATGTAGTCCTGTCGGACCCAGTCGGAGTACTGGTTGCCGTTGAAGTCCCGCAGGCCGTCGAGGACGGTTTGGTCACTGAACTGGGACGCATCCCCACCGACTGATCGCAGCGCGGTGTTGATCGTCTGGTAGCCGGTGTTGGTCGAGTAGGTCGAGTACTCCTGGCGAACGCGGGTCTCGTACTTGTCCTTGCCTGGCCAGACGCTCGCGAACCACTCCCGCGCCGCCTTGGCGGTCGCGAAGATCCGCTTGCGGGTCGTGGGCTGCTGCGGGGTGTTGCCCGTCGAGGAGCCTCCACCCGAGCCCGCTCCACCGCCGCTACCGCCACCGGTGACTCCACCGGTGCCTGCGCTGGCGTGACCTCCGGCCCCACCACCGCCGCCGCCGGCAGACCCACCACCGCCGGCAGCGCCGCCTCCGCTCAGTCCAGATCCACCGGGAGCAGCAGCTCCCTTGTTTCGGGTCTTGGTGCCGGGGGCTCCACCGCCCCCGCCGCTGCCCCCGCGCTTTCCCATCGCTCTTCGAGTCGCTTTCGTCGTCGGTCCCAGTAGGTCGGGTACTCCCGGACCTCGGGTAGGTCTAGTTCCTCGCAGAATCGGAGCCGGCCGTAGACCAGAAGGGTCTTCGGCTGCGTTCTCCAGACGAGTTCTCGGACGCCATTCGTAAACAGCTCCCGGTCCTCCGCTTTCGAGCGGAGGGTCAAACAAGAAATGGCGACGTTCCCGCCTTGAGGCAGGCCGTCGAAACAGAAGTCGTACGTGTCGGGGGTGCCCCAGCCGACCGTTGGAATGACCTCGATGCCCTCGGATTGCCAATACGCGCCACACCAGCGGCTGCGGTAGGTATTCCAGACCTGCGCGGCTCGCGGCATGTCTTTCCAGAGGCTGAAATCGGGCGTCAACGCCGCGCCGACCGCTTTCACGCGGTCCAAAAGGCGCTCGGGGGACGACCAGACGGTCTCGAAGCGGTAATCATCGAGGAAGAAGTGCAGAGCGCCGCCCGTGATGGCGGCGTACTCGCGGTGACGCGGCATGTTCCAGGCCGCGAGGTTGTCCGGGAGGAAGTCGGACGGGGCCAAGTCGGGAATCCCGTGCTGCGAGGATGACTCGAAGGTCATCCGCAGGTTGAGAACGTCGAACTTGCCCGGCTGAGTGCTCCAGTAGGCACTCGAGCGAGTGCCATACACAGTTGCCTCACCCCTCTATAGAGCCGCGCCACTGGGCGCGGCAGTAGATCCGGCGGTTGCCGGATCAGATTCACCGGCCCTCAAGGCCGGTAGTTCTATCGAGCGCCCTGGTGGGCGCTCTTAGAAGAGACGCCTGAAGCGTCTCTGTTCGGGCCCCTTGGGCCCTCACTTAATAGGAACCTGCGAATCTTGACATGCACCCTGAAAAGTGACGTAGTTCACCTTGACAGACACCGGGCCTGTATGGGCCCGTATCGTTCGGGGGTGTACATACGCCCGCGAGGGCGGGGATCTCGCGCCCAGGAGGCGCACAGAGGCGGTGAGAGGCGCTTCAGCGCCGGCTGGTCTCTCTGATCGACTTGGAAACCCGTACAGGATGGCTCGGCCGCA